CAGAACGACCAGATGACGCATACTGCGACCCAGGCGATCTAACTTCCATACAACCAGTGTGTCCCCTTCTGATAACGTCCTGAGCAACTTTTTTAATCCGGGCCTTTCTGATTTGGTCCCGCTTATTTTGTCTTCAAAAATCAGTTCACATCCTGCGCAATTCAGCGCGTTTCGCTGTAAATCGGTGTTCTGGTCATTTGTTGACACCCGCACATAGCCAATTTGCATGATAAGCACCCCGCAAAAGGCCGAGATCATGCCATCTACACTATATTTCTGCATTTTCAGAAACGTTGGTTTAAGAGAAACCATAAATCGCGCAGCCGGCGCCATGCAAAAAGACCAGAACGGTGCTGATATTCCTGACAAAAAACAATTTGCGAGAACTATCGGCGCTGTAACCTCTACCAGCGTTACATTTGGTGAATCGGGCTGGTTCAAAATCGCTACCGTTGTAATGCCGCAGGCCACGTCAACTGCGGTGATTAAACTGTACGGTGGGGCGGGATTCAACGTTGGCTCACCTGAACAGGCCGCAATCAGTGAACTGGTATTGCGTGCCGGTAATGGTTCACCTGTTGGAATAACCGCCACATTGTGGAGACGTTCGCCTGCCGCGGCTAACGAGGTCGCATGGGTTAACACATCAGGCAACAATTACGATATTTATATTAATATCGGCCAGTATGCCTACGGTTTAATTGCACAGTACGATTGCACCAGTAACGCTGGCGTAATACTACACACCAATCCTGAATTTTCAGAAACAAAGCCGGCCAACGCTACGAACGGTCAGACATATACACTGTTTAATAGTCTGATGAAACCCACAGCCAGTGATGTGGGTGCATTACCTATTACCGGGGGACGACTGAATGGCTCGCTGGGTATTGGTACTGACAATGCACTGGGCGGTAATTCGATTGCATTCGGCGATAACGATACAGGGTTTAAGTGGCACAGTGACGGCGTTCTGGGTATTTATGCCAATAATGCCCTGGTCGGTTATATCGACAACTCCGGGCTGCACATGTCAGTTGATGTTCTCACTAATGGTATCTTACGTGCCGGCAACGGAAAAACACTGACGTTATCGAGTGGTAACAACTCCGCGATGAACGCCGGTTTCAGTCTGTGGGGAAATGGCACAGACCGCCCAACGGTCATTGAACTGAGTGACGATCAGGGCTGGCATTTCTACAGCCAGAGACGACAAGACGGCGGTATCGAACTGAGTGTAAACGGCAATATTTACCCTGCTAATTACAGCAATTTTGACGCCCGTTATTTAACATCAGGAAACGTATATACAAAAGGCGAATCAGATAATCGTTATGTCCAGAATATCCAGCGCGGTGCTCCTGTATGGCCTGGCAAAGTAGATGAATATGGACCAGCAGAAGCGCCTGCTGGTTGCTTTTTAACACAGGCCAGACATGACCCAACAACAGCATACGGTGTGACATTTGCGTATAGACCGCTACAAATGTGGGTGGGTAATGGCTGGCGTACAATTAATGGATAATTTAGGTGAATATAATGGAATTAAAAAACGTAACCAGATACATTCCTGACGACCAGGACTACGATAATAACTTTCTGTATTTTCGTAGTGAAGATGGTCAGGACTTTTACGAATCGCTGAGTAAATTCACCAAAAAATATAAGCTGTGCATTGACTCCGAAAATATAATACGTTCTGTAGCCGAAGATGTATCGCGCCTTTATCCGGCAGGTTTTTCAGTTGTTGAGGTAAATAAATTGCCTGCTGGCTTTAATATCTATGGCGGATGGCAGTATCAGAACGGCGCTGTTCTGGCTGTTCCCGTTGATTATCATGTAAAAGCTGAAACCACACGTCAGAAGCTACTTACCGATGCTAACAGCACCATTGTCGACTGGCGAACCGAACTGGCGTTAGGGGATATCAGCGACGACGATAAGGCAAATCTGACTCAATGGATGGCGTATATCAGGAAGCTTAAAACACTGGATTTGAGCAGCGTGAAAGACTCAGCCACCTTCACGGAAATCAGGTGGCCTGAATTACCACAATAACGACTACTGGCTGGCTGGTTTCTCCGGCCAGTCAGGATTTGAGGTATCCACCCGGTTTACCAGTACGCTGTAGAGTTCCCATGCTTCCAGTTGTTTAATCTCTTCATCTGTGGCAATGTTCCGTTTTACTGCCCGTGCCAGTGGCGTAATAACATTCTCGGCCTCTTCGAGCAGTTTTGCTTTTTTCACTTCGGCCTGTTGGCGCAGTTCTTCCGGTGTATAAATCCGCTTAATTACCTGCTTACCGTCAAACATCCAGCTACCATATATATCAGCGCGTCGGTTTGCTGTGATGTCAGGCAATTCAACAACGCTCAAACCAGTGGGGTTTATTGTCGAAACATCTTTACTGATGTTCAAAATAACACCGTTCTGGTCATAGGCTATTTTCAGTGTGTCAGCCGCAAAGTTTTTCTGTTCTTCGTACCAGTTTTTCTCGTCTTCCGAGTATAGCCAGATGACGCCGGAACGTTTAGTTAACTGATATTGCTCCAGCGTTTTTGGATTACCCACAGAAATATTTTTCAAATGCATCATATTTAAATACTCGTAACATTATACCAGACACTACCAATGAGCTTTTGCAATGGACGTCGGTGTACCCCATCGATTAATTCGTCGCTATTACCGTTAGTGACACCGGTTATTACATAGCCTGGTGTGTCATTGAATCCGGGGCCATTCCATGCCTGTGCATACTCAATCCCACCCAGTCTTATATCCTTGACGAAACGATTGATAATAGTGTTATTAATCCAGTCATTCAGCCAACCTCCCCATAGCGAACCGTTAACGTTGCCGTCGCTGGAAAAGGTAGCAGCCCCCACATTCAGTTTACGGTCAGCCATAATATCGCCGTTGACCGTAAGCAGAACTGAGCCGTCAGGGTTTCGCTGACTGTAATACTGCCACCCCTGGTCGTCGTCCAGTTCAATCACCGTGGGCCTGTTTGCATCGCCCCATAAATTAAATCTAGCATTCAGCACGGAGTTATTGTCACTGGTCAGTGATAGTTTTTTCCCGTCACCTGCAAGCACATCACCCACAACATATAATTTCCCCGGCTGTAAACGAGCCACAAGAGCGTTATTGGCATAAACATCCAGTACACCGTCACCGTTCTGTTTAATTCCCGTATCACTGTCACCAAATACAATTGAACTCCCGCCCAGCGCATTATCCGTACCGATACCCAACGCACCGTTAATGCGACCGCCGTTAACTGAAAGTGCCCCCACTTCGCCAGCTGATGGCTTATTCACGGTGTTGTAATCACGTCGCCAGCCAGGTGAATATCCATCACCGTGATTGATATAGATAAACTGAGCGCTGGCAACTCCACCACCTGACGTTGTGGTGGGCGTTGTCACCCGAATGGTAATCGCACCGCCATTCCCCATAACCTCCACAACAGCGCCAGCGAGACAGATATTTCCGCAGCCAGTGTCAGTGATGACCTTATTGTCTGCGTAAGACCACGACCCTTTACATATCCAGTAGGGATGATTAAACGCCCCATGATTCTCCAGCCAGGTAATAAACTCGGCTGTCGTCCAGGGATTGCTGTCTCCACCAATGCTGGTCCCTGAGCTGTAGGCCAGCGCTGCGGCAATACGGCGTGCAAACAAAGTCTTGTCAGGAATATCAGCGCCGTTCTGCGATTTTTGTAGCGCATCACCGGCACGATTTATGGTTTCTCGCAAACCAACGTTTCTGAAAATGCAGAAATATAGTGTAGATGGCATGATCTCGGCCTTTTGCGGGGTGCTTATCATGCAAATTGGCTATGTGCGGGTGTCAACAAATGACCAGAACACCGATTTACAGCGAAACGCGCTGAATTGCGCAGGATGTGAACTGATTTTTGAAGACAAAATAAGCGGGACCAAATCAGAAAGGCCCGGATTAAAAAAGTTGCTCAGGACGTTATCAGAAGGGGACACACTGGTTGTATGGAAGTTAGATCGCCTGGGTCGCAGTATGCGTCATCTGGTCGTTCTGATAGAGGAGCTGCGGGAGCGTGGCGTTAATTTCCGCAGCCTGACCGATTCCATCGATACCAGTACCCCAATGGGGCGTTTCTTCTTTCATGTCATGGGCGCACTCGCTGAAATGGAGCGTGAATTAATTGTGGAACGAACCCGCGCCGGGCTGGAAGCGGCAAGGGCGCAGGGGCGTATTGGTGGCAGGCGTCCAAAGCTCACCCCAGAACAATGGGCGCAGGCCGGGCGCCTGATTGGGGCAGGAGTACCGCGACAGAAGGTAGCGATCATTTATGACGTGGGACTGTCGACACTGTACAAAAAATTCCCTGTTGGTAAATCAGTTAGTTATACAGGCGTGGAAATTGAAAGTTATCGACCGTCTTGATCTCCTCATCATCTGATAATACTGTTTGTATAAACAGTATTATCAGGAGCGGATATTATGCCCCGTCACTATGAGATAGAAATGGCCTGGCGTAACGCCATAATGTTTGAACCGAGTGGCAGAAAAACAGTTACAACAGGGAGATTTGTTCAGGAACTGGAGAAGGTAAACCATTACTGGAGCCTGCGCGAGGCAAACAGGTGGATCGAATGGCATGTGACTACGTTCAGAGATATATCGACGCAGGAAGGAGAAAACCGCACATTCCAGTTATTTAACTCTAACGGAGGGCTTTAAGCATGGGCTTTCCGTCTCCAGCAAGTGACTACGTCGAGCCCCGCCTGACTGTAGATATTTTGTGTGGTATCAACGCTAATAGTCGGATAGTCAATACATCAGATGGTTATGCCGTCGTTGACGTTTCACTGATTCAGCGGCAGGGAGATACAGTATTGATACGTTCTGACGGTGTATTACGTTTTGCAAAAATAATGGGGCAGGCGTTAATTATTGATGATGGTGAAGCGATTGAAGGCGAGGCGCTGGATGGTGTAGTTGTTATAGGAAAAGTTACGTATTTTATTAACCGGATAAATTTTTCTGACTGATTGCTGTAACGTTGAGACCGTGGTCCCAATTTTTTTACCTGACTGTATATGGTAATATCGTCAGGCGTCGTCTCCTGTCGTAGGTCAGACGCAGCCCTGCCGGTGGCGTCCGGCAGGGCACCCTGACGGCTTATATAATATAACGCCTGGTTATTTCATCAGCGATTCGTTTAATTCGATCAGCCTCGTTTGTGTGTTCCTTCAGCACAGTTCGTGAGTATGGAATCATAGTCTGCAGCTCGTTTGCTGGAATATCGTAATTAATACCAGCAGCTGCAGCCCGGATAAAATTTGTCACTGTATCAATTTCGACGAACGCGTCGTCGACCGCTTCGCTGACCAGCTTTTGCTGCTCTTCCTGGTATTCTTTCAGCAATGTTTCAATTTTCTGGATCACTACCGGAGAAACGTTGTTCAGCTGGAATGATACGGAATCCCCTTTGTATTTTGCCTTGATTCCCTTACCAAACAGGCGCTCACGCGTTGCAGTTTTTGTTGGTTTTTCGGCTACGTCATGTAACTGTTTCAGGATCTCGTCAGTTTCGAATGACTCTCCGAGTTTCTGACGTTTGGCAAGGTGCTGGGCAAACGCCAGTACGGCATCCTCATTTCCCGCGTACACCTTCGCCAGGGATTCACCGGCACGAGCACTCAGTTCATTGGGATTGCTGAATAATGCGATAATTTCACGCGGCAGTTCGGCTGTTTTGATGCAGCGCATGATGATTTTCCGTGAGATATTTTCCGCCTCGGCCAGCTTACTGACGTTGTCACCAAACTCATTTTTCAGGCGGCGGGCATAGCGTTTTCCGCGTTCATAGGCGCTGGTCTGTCGATAGCTGTTGCCGATCGTGGATAACCAGGCCATCTGCTCGTCGTCCAGATCCCCGACCAGAACGCGGTATTCGCTGTGCGTATAAATCGCAGTCTGGCGGCGGCGACTACCGTCCGCCACCTCGATAATGCCGGAAATTTTGCGGCCAAATGCCGGATTTTGTTGTCCGGACGTCAGAAACGAGGGGATAAGGTCATCCAGTGCTGCCTGTGTCAGCAACGCCTGGTCACGTTCGTTGCCAGACCAGACCATAGTAGCCCGTTCAACCATTTCTGCAGCGACGGTTTCCAGAGTGAATGTGACGTCACGGCCACAGACTGGCAGGGGGACATGGTTCCCGACCATATTTCGCACTCGTTCGCTCAAATTGGCGACAGCCGGGGCGGTAGGTTTATTGTCAGATGCTGTGATCGTTGCCGTTGGCGCTGAATCAAAATTAATTTTAGGGGCGTTTTTCATCACCGGCGCGCGTTTCATTTATTGTTCTCCCAGCGAGTTTTAATCAGTCGTTCATAAATTTCCCGGCATACGGGTTCCCAGATTGCTACCGCGTTACGCCATGCTGTTGGGGTACTGCGCTGGTTAGCTGCCTGCTCAAATACAGTTCTCATACGCACTTGCCCTTTCCCGACTTCATCAGTCAGGCGAACGACCTCTTTCAAGACCATGCCACCCCAGGCGTTACGGATCTGCTCGTCCATCCAGGCAGACTGATTGCCCACGGCGCTGCTGTATTTTGTTACCAGTACGCGGACGTCGGGTTCGAAACCACCAAGGTCCACGTTTGCAATCAGGTCGCGCAACATGGTGAAAAATTGCAGGGACGATACGTAGTCATACAATTCTGCAGGCGTAGGAACGACGATAACATCAGCGGCGCAGACCACGTTTATTGTGCCGATGCCGAGGTTCGGTGCGCTGTCAATCACGATCAGGTCGTAGCTGTCCCAGACTGATTCGATAGCAGCGCGCAGCAGCAGATGTGATGGCACAGGTAGTTTGCCAGCGGCTTCCAGAACTTCGATCTCTGATTCAATACGGTGAATGGCCAGGCATGACGGGATAATGTCAAGGTTTGGCCAGCAGGTTGGTTTAATCGCATATTCGGCGTTATCACGTTCACCGAGGTAATACGGCAGCAATGTATCCTCAGCATGGATATGCAGGTCGGGAACATATCCGTGATAAAGGCTGGCCGTGGCCTGGGGATCGGTCGCATCAATCAGCAGAACACGCAATCCCTGCAATGCTGCCCACTGAGCCATATGCACCGATGTGGATGTTTTAAACGCTCCCCCTTTGTGTGCTGCGATAGCCAGTACGGCAGGAGACTGGCCATCAGGACGGGACGGGCGAGTACCGAAATGGTCTCGCATATCGTTAATTTGCCCGATAGTGTAGCCAGCTCGCTGCGGAACCCGGCCACGAACTACGGTATCTGCCGGAGGTAGTTTTCCGCTCTCCTCCGCGTTGCGGATGGTCTGCGGTGTAACGCCAATGAGTTCAGCCGCTTCGGTAATCCCCCAGCGACGGGTGATGGTCCGCGCTTCCGGGCTGTCATCGCCAAACTGGGCCTGCGCGATCATCTTTGTCATCGTGTGACCACGGGCGATCAGCTCGTCCAGACGCTCTTTTAAGTTCATTAGTTAATCTCCTGTCGTTTTGCGTAAAAATAGTAAATCATCATAAAAAACGCAAAGCAACACATAATTGATAAAAACAAGACAAGAGCGTACATTAAAAAATGTTGACGCGTTTTGGCGATGGCGTTATGGTTATTTCGCTGCAGCAAAATCTGCAGCCGGGTCTCTCAACCCCGAAATTAACGAAGCGCACAACACGCGCCAGCGTGTTTTTTTGTGTGTAGCGCCTGCGCATACCCGAATTATGGTGGCTCAGGTGGGGCAGCCGAAAGGCTGGCCGGTTTCTTCGTTACCGGTGTTGAGAACCCCGCCTGGGCTACCACCCTTATAGAGATTCTCAACTCTGGTGGTAGTGACTGTAGATAAAACGGAGTCACGCCATGTATCAGTTCAAGTTCGCGGCTATCTGCCGTACTGACCGTAAAAATCATATTCACCACCTGTCGACTGTCGCTGATTGTGAGCGCGCAGCGCGCCGCCAGCTTTCCGGTAAATTCATTCTGTTTTTTCAGGCGCGCCTGCCGGTAGCGGGAGGTGCTGTATGAATCAGGTGCAACTAAACGAATTTGGACTGGCTGAATCACTGGAGTCCGCGCTGGCGCAGATTAATGCGCTGGCCAGCGTGGCCCAGCACACTATTTCCAGTGCCGGCGGCTCCGCCTATCTCAATGAAGCGGCACAACTCCTGCTGACAATTAAAAATTTGTCCGCCGATGCGGAGCGGTATCGGGCTGAATGGGAAGACCTGATCCCCAGGGTACGCCGCTGATGCTGTACGCTGTCCGGGTCCGCCTGTATCCGAACGCCGCGCAGCGTGAGTTTTTTGCGCGAACGTTTGGCTGCTGCCGCTGGGTGTATAACGATGCGCTGGCGTACTGTCAGGCAATGTATGAGGCGGGTTCGCCACGCCCGTCTGCATACGACCTGATGAAACGTCTGCCTGCACTGAAAACCGAACATCCCTGGATGGGCGAGGCGGACAGCCAGGCACTGAAACAGGCCTGCGCGGACCTGGACAGCGCCTACAGGAATTTTTTCCGCCGGGTAAAAAACGGCGAAACGCCGGGCCTCCCCCGGTTCAAATCGAAGCACCGGGGTGACGCCACCTATACCGCCACCGCTGCTACCGGTATCGCGCTGGAGCCACGCCAGATAAAGCTGCCGAAAGCGGGCTGGGTGCGCTGCCGTGGTGTCCGGGAGTGGGATGGACGCATCAAACGGACCACCGTCCGACAGACGCCAACCGGGAAATATTACGCCACGGTGCTGATTGATAACGGGCGGGAGCTACCTGCGCAGCCGATGGTAAACCTGAATCCGCTGGGTATTGATGTCGGCTGCAAAACAGAAGGATTCACGCACCAGTTTGCGGCCCTGTCGACCGGGGAGATAGTTACCGCGCCAGCAGAATATAAACGGCAGATGAAGCGACTGCGTCGCGCACAGCGCCGGCTGGCCAGAAAACAGAAGGGCAGCGCCAGCCGGATGAAGCAGAAGCGCCGTGTGGCGCAGCTGCATGAGCGTATCAGCGCGGTGCGCCGTGATTTCCTGCATAAACTGACCCATCGCCTGACCTGCGAAAACCAAGCGCTGGCGGTTGAGGAACTGAATGTGCGGGGAATGATGGCAGCGCCAAAACCGAAGCCAGACGCGGATAACCCCGGTGCGTTCCTGCCGAACGGCGCCAGCCGCAAGCGCGGGCTGAACCGTTCGCTGGCCAGTGCCAGCCTGGGCGAGTTTTTTCGCCAGCTGGAATATAAATGTGCATGGCGTGGCGTCGCGCTGCTTAAGGCTGACCGATGGGAGCCATCCAGCAAGCGCTGCAGCAGCTGCGGCGAGATTAATGAAAACCTGACGCTGGCAGACCGCCGGTGGCAGTGCCCGGTGTGCGGCGCAGAACATCACCGTGACATTAATGCCGCGGTGAATATTGCTGCCAGGGCAGTGTAACGAATAAAAATAGGGCGCGGCCCGCCCGAATTAACGCCTCCGGACATGGCCAGTGTGCTGTGGCTGAACGAGGAAATTTCCGCAAAAATCTGGTAGAAATTCAGGCGTTATTTTTCGCTATAGATTTCAGCCAGATGCCGCCAGGTTAACCCCTGCGGGCGGGGATAGGTCGCTGGCCGTGTACGATCTGCTTCCATTCTGACCGGTTAACCCCTGCGGGCAGGATGGGGACTAAATCATCGTTAAGCTGCGGCACGTAGGGCCGCGGAAACTTAAATTTTAACTTGTAATAAATCCATTGTTTAATGTATTTAATTTAACCATATGATTTAATTGATTTTAATTTACTGCTTCATTGTTTGAGACGCTTGGTGATTTTTTTCCGTAACTATGAAGTTTTTTATGTGTTTTTACTAATTGATTCCATGTTGATTAATCATCCCAATTATCGTAACAATTTATAGTAATGAAATTGTTAGTATTATATTCCCCTCCATATCATCACTTAAAGCCACAGCGAATAATTTTCGTAACAATTTCACAAATGATATACACCCCTTTTTATCGTAACAAAATACCGTAAATCCAATCTTCGTAACATAGAAAACACTTATCGTAACATATTATCACAAGTTACCGACACAACATATATAATTATACGCGCGTATAATTATATATGTTGTGTCGATTATCGTAACAATTTATATATTTGACTTCGTAACACATATTTATAATTGTTATCAATACTATCTTAAATACTGTTACGATATTATTTGACTGTTTTTTGTTCTGATGATATAGTGATTATAGATAAATTGTTACGGAGTGGTGTAATGACTAAGCTAAAAGGAAGCGGGATAGGTGAAATAATTAGCAATCTTGTTACGGAAGTGGACGAGATTGAAAGGTCCGATATTCCTCAAGGGGATAAAACGAGAAAATTTAAATCACTCGCATCAAAAGTGAAAAATTCACTTTACATGGATAAGCGTAAGTATCGCGGAAACGGATTGAAAAACCGAATAACAGCAAATACTTACAACACTTACATGACCCGTATTAGAAAACAATTTGATGACAGGCTTCACCATAATTTTGCGCAAACAATTAGCCGCTTGGCTGAACGCTATCCTGTTTATGCCGATGAGTTAAACAGCTGGTTAGATGCGCCGGCAGCGGAGATTCGTCAAAAATTGGGAGCGCTGCAGAACCGGTTAAAGGAGATCATGCCGCTTGCTGAAGCACTGTCTTCAATTAAGCCAGGATCTTTATCGGTGAAAAAGTATTCCCGTTTAATTCAAAAATACCCTGAATGGGCCCTGTACATCGGCTCACTCGGAACAGACGAATGGAAATCAGCACAAGAGGAGATGTATCAAGCTTTCCAGCAAGGTGAGCGCCTTCTTGATGATCTGGGTAGCCTGAAGGTAAACCATGAAATTTTATATCATCTGCAGCTGAGTTCTGCCGAGCGCGCATCGATACAGAAACGCTGGGATGAGGTCTTGGGTGAAAAAAAACGATCGACAGTTCTGATTGACTATCCGTCATATATGCAACGTGTTATCGATATCATCACGCCAGAATTCATCCCTACCGGAACATCAAGGGCTAGCCTCGCACCGATGGCATTTGCACTAGCGGCTGTGTCAGGCCGCAGGATGATTGAGATTATGGTTCAGGGCGAGTTTGAAGCCGTTGGCCGCTATCAGGTCAAGTTTTACGGCCAGGCTAAGAAGCGGACTGGCGAGGATACCGGGCGAACCATCTATACCCTCTGCGATGCAGCATTGTTCGTAGCTCGTTTAGAGCAATTGCGTAACGCGCCAGCTGCAGCAGATTTTGACGATATCATGGGGCCAGGAGATGATAGCTACCGTTCTGCTAACGCCAGAATTAACACCATTTTGGCCGCCCCATTTAACGCATTTGCGAAAGATTTTTTCGGTGATGACCGCCGTGTATTTAAAGATACGCGCGCCATCTATGCCCGTATCGCATATGAGGCCTGGTTCCGATACGACGCCCGCTGGCAGAACGTCGATGAGGATGTATTTTTCTCTGAAATTCTGGGACATGACGACGAGAATACCCAACTGCACTATAAACAGTTCAAATTGCATAACTTCTCACGCAGTTGGCGCCCAGGCAAAGGCCAAGAAAATGGCCGCCTGGCTGCACTACAGCAACTGGATGGAGAAATGCCGGGGTTCGCGCGCGGTGATGCTGGAGTTCGTCTCCATAATGCAGTGAAGCAGCTGGTGGAGGAGACACCAAACGCGGTGATAAATACCAATGTATTGAGGAAGGCTGGTTTTAACCCACTGCTAGTAAAACGATATTTGGATTTTGCAGCTGGCGCGCTGGGGCAAACGGTCGGGGAAAATGGGTGGTATGAAACAACCGAAGATCTGCCGCCTATCGTACTGAATAATGACGACCATCCGGAAGATTTTGAAGGGGAAGATACTGATAATACCGAAATCAAAACAGCATCTGATGAGGAGAACGATGGCGATAGTAACACAACGGTGCATGACGACCGCCCGCGGTTTGCTGCGCCTGTTCGCACCCCTGATGGAGGCTGGTCGGTGCGGTTCGAATATCAAAATGTACAGTACGCATGGAACGGCCAGGCTGAGAACATGCGGGATGCCATGTTAAAAGCATGGCAAGCTTATAATCAGTAAAACAGAACGAAAACCCTAGCTTATGCTAGGGTTTTGGGTAGTTTTGTTTGACGGGACGAGTATTTACGGCCAGGGACAAAAGCCATGAAAAATCAGAAAGCAAACGGGGATTTATCATTTCAAACCCGTTATTCGGCTGATTATCTGCGCCACTTTCGACGTCGTCTCAAACCCTATTCGTCCACGAATAAGCCACTGGAACGGGATGGTCAGCAAATACAGTGGTACAAACCACAGACGGTTCAGGCGCTGCCAGAACTTCGCATCTCGCCGACTCATCCATTCGGTATTATCGACGACCTGGTAGGCATACTGCGACTGGTCAAGCTCATAGTCTTTAGGTGCTCCTGAATCACCCTCGCAAAGAAAACGCGAAATCCTCTCCCAATTCTCAAAGCCCTGCTCTTTGAGCTTTTTCTCCAGGTCGCTACGGAACAAAACCGGCACCCATCCCCTGCGATAAATCATGATTTGATCCCCGTTTCTGGAAACATTTCCTGCAGCCGCTTTTCGTAGCACACATCGTCGAAATACTTCTGCTCGACTTTCAACTCAAAGTCATTCAGCGTCATTTCTACAGGTCTGATACCGTAAAGCAGGGTGCCTTTATTCATATCAAACTTTTCCGTTCCTTCTTTGGTCCCCGCATCCTCCAGAACGGATTGAGCTATGTCTGAAAAACAAATCGCGGCACACCGAAAATCAGCAAAGGCCCGGTGCTCTCCCCACTCAGTGACGACATAAACAACGCGCGTAGGGCCGCTGGCGCGGCGCTTAATTTCGTTCTCAATATCTCGCTTAAGCTCGTCCAGCTCGTAGTCATTTAACTTGTTAACGCTAATATCCATCGCCAGTCACCCCCACTGGTCATCAGCAAATAACGCGTTGTACTCCGACAACGGCAGGTGTTCGCCCTCGATGGCAATATTCAGTTCGTACCGAGTTTCCGGGTTTTCTTTATCGGCATCGGCCCAACGTTCAGCAGCTGCTGCAGCAAGACATTCAATCGCTTTCGGATAGTCCTCGGTTCGGAACCAGCCAAAGTTGATCCTGCCATCAGTCACTGCCCAAGCAACCTTTTTTTCTTCTTCCTTAATGGCTCTGATTCGTGCCTCGCACTCATCGCGGAAGAACTTCAGCTGCTCATAGTCCAGTGAGTCCAAAAAATTAGTAGTCGACATAAATATCTCCTTAAACCGCCTGCAGGCGCTTCAGCTCGTTATACTGCCCATCAGAAAGTTGCGTCATATTGTCAGCCATAAATAGGCCAGCGACCGTCGCCTGTATCAGCCGTGGTGGCATTGTCGCTAGTTGCACCAACTCTTCGATCGTCAGCGTCGTTCTTAGCCATGCAAACGGCACCGGCATAGCGGCAATAGCCTCTTCAATCGTCGTTAGCGTTGAATCAATAAATGTAGTGTCCGCAGATCCAACTTGAGATCTAATATCTATAGTTGATCTGCAATCGAGATCCGCAATTTCCGCCGTAGTCACATCCAGCTTCATCTGAACAAACGATAGTGATGCCTCGGCTCTACGCGCCAGAATGCCGTGGATAAATTCCCAGGATGCCGGAACTATCGACCATACATAACCAAGCCCCTGAGAACGTGGCAGGCGGCGTTTTTGGGTGGCATAACCGAATGACTCACAAATCTGTTTAAATACCGTTTCCGGGCGTTTAGGGCGTCCTTTTGGATTGATGTAACCGCCAAACCGTAGGACGTTGTTAAACCGGTCAGCAGTGCTTGCATCCATCAGTTTTTCCATCGCAGCTTTCATCCCTTCCTGAGTTGCCTCACCGGCGCCAGTATCAGGATCAATACCGCAGGTAGAGAAATATTCGCGGGCCACCTTACGGTGTAGTGACGCATACGTTCGCTGGGTGACTTCCAGAATCGGTCGGCTGTGAACGGTATAACCTGTAATTCCAGGCTGCATCCTGTCGAATTGAGCGTCTGCTGTCTCGCGATTAATTGCCGTGATTGTCACGTATTCATTACGAGGCCCTTTTCGGAACTGATACGTGAACGAAAACGCCTGCTGCTCACGATCGATACGTGCAGCAGTTAATTCGTCGATTGTCATCAACTCGGCCAGAGTCAGCCGCTTTTTACCCCCTTCAAGCAGGAATTTTAGGGAGTCTTCGTCTACATCGAGCATCAGCTCGTTTTCAATCTCCCAGCGGGCCAGCTGCGCCTGTTCAGTCTCCGAAAGAGAACGCCTGGCTAGTAACTCGTTATGCTCGTTTTCATCAGGTGTTTCAGCTTCAAGATGGCGCAGAACAGTCATATCCCAGACGCGCCCTTTTGATTCTTTGCGTAGCTCTTTTCCTTTTGCACTAGCCGTTTCATCTTCTGCCAGGTGGCTTACGTTGTAGCCATCTGCGTATAAAATGCAGATCATGTTGTTTGCGAAATCATTACGGGCCTGCGCTTCCATTGCCGCAACCTTAAATTTCATTCGTATATAGGTAGTATCAGCGAGGCCCAGAGACAATCGATCGCCATCGAGAACGGCATCAGTAAATTCGTCGTTAATTTCGGCTGTTTCCAGTAGAGCCTGAAGAAAGCCGCGTTTAATGTTTTCTGCGCTTTCTTCGCGAACGCCTGGTAATTTGTTTAACCCGACCATAAATTCGGTAGCGGTGCGATCGCGGCGTAGCATCTGAATAGCGTCTGACGGTACAACCTGGCCGCAGAAACAGCCGAAATGGCGGGTGAAATGCTTCTCTTCAATCGACACGCCAGAACTGATCGCAGGGCTATAAATCAAACCATCGTAAAGTTTTGCGCGTTGGTTTGGTGCATCGGTAAACTCAACAACTTCCTGATCTGGTTTTGTATCCTGACTGACATACAGCCATTTTTTTTCTGGCCAGCGGTCACGAAGTTGTAGCAGCAGCTGCTCGGCAAAATTAGTTGAGTCCGTAGCTAACAGGAATTTTTCCCCGGCGTTAACGGCTTTCAGTACCTCAACCATGATACGGTCGGTATCGGTATAGAGAACCCGGCGAGCGACACGCTCGCCTGTGGCGTTTTTATATTTGACGTCAACAGGCAACTCCACGACATGGATCTGTGTCCACGTTGATAAACCAGACGTTTCGCGTCTGGCCATAGCCAGTTCGCAAATGTCGACCAGGATGTCGCTGGCGTCGGCATCAACCAGTAACGCGTGATCTTCACTGTATGCAATGGCATCGATTAGTTTATTAAACACATCAACAGGGTGTGCCATCGCCTTACCAGATAACGTTGCCCGCAGACCCTGCGTTGCCTCATCCAGTCCAAAAAAATCGTGACTTTTCATCAGCGGCTGCCAGCAACCCTTAACGATGCTGTTGATACAGATTGTCAGCTTACTGGCATATGGTGCCAGTTCCTTATAGCCAGGGTCCTGATAGTGGAGAATATCGGCGTGCATCCGGCGTCCATCATCAGAACGGGTCATCATGTCCCATAACCCACCAATCAATGAGACGCGGTGCGCTACAGAAACGCCGCGCTGCGCACTATGCATCATTGGGCGGAGCAGATGTTTAGATTTTCCGGACCCCATACCGGCGCGGACTATCACAGGGCCGTTCAGTGATTTTATATAGTCCAGCACTTCCCTGGTCATATGAGGGGTGTCGAACCGCTTATACGTGATATGGTCAGGACGTATTGCTGGGTTTGTGATGCGTTCGCTGAAAGAGCGGAACGCCTGCGCTTTGTCGCATTTCTGTTTAAATGCACGCTTTACTCTATTATAAACAGTGCCAAATAACGCCTTATCTGCGCCAACGTATTCCAGCTTTATTTTTATCAGCGAGATAAGTTCTTGCGGCGATAATTTGGATGGGCATTGCGTCATCCCCGCATCAATACAGCGGATAAGCTGGCGTGAAAAGGCGCGGCGATCAGCGACAGGGGCAACAGTTAACGCCAGCATTTCGGCATCAAAAATATTTGCAGGTAACGCCAGGCGGTTTTGTTTTGAGAACAGTTGTCGGTTTGTCTCCGTTATTCCTCTGGCCAGCATCAGATCATTGAAGTCGCTGAGTTCTGATTCATCATCGTTAAAAATTGGATAGGTACAACGTGTTTGAGGAAATTTCTTCATTACCTCAATACCAACTTTCAACCCGGTGTTGCCCTTCCCGTTTTTGGCTGACTTTTGATCGTTATCCAGTGCGCACCAGACTTCCATGCCTGGATACAGATTGTAAATTTGTTCGACGACCTTGAGGACGTTATTAGCTGATACAGCAACGATTACCGCATCAAATCGTTTCTTTGCAGTTATATAAACCGATGCACCTGTTGCGAAACCTTCAACAACACAAACGCGGGATGAACCACGTAAACTGCCAATGATATGGCACGATCCTGAGAACTCACCGCCGTCGACAGCGCGTGTCTGTAATTTCACATTGTTTTGAGTAATACGTTGCCAGCCAACAATTCGACCGTCATAACGGCTATCAATATGAGATAGCGGTATAGCTATAACACTTTGTTTTTTATGCGCTTTGTTGTTGTGACCACGGTCCCAATATGTTACTCGCCGAACGTTACATGATGAAAAAACCGAGCTAATACCTTTCTTTACTGCATAGGGCCAGGAACCGTCTTCCAGCGGTGCTTCAGCAAATGCCTGGCTAAACTGGAGGTACTCATTCAGGTCTGCATCACGTCGTTGTGATTCCATCAACGACGTGATTTTAGCCTGGCGTTCACGTTCTTTACGACGTGCTTCTGCACGTTGACGCTGTTCAATTTCTCGGTGAGACAGTGGGACCGTGGTCCCACCGTATTGCTGTTGATAACGGCGGAACTCGGAAAGCAGGTACTGATATCCACTCCATACGCCTGCATCGGAACCTTTATGAACGAAGTTCACGAACGGGTATCTTATGCCGTCCTTACTGACTTCCATGCGGGAATATATATCAACCTTGCCTTTTAGCTTCAGTTCGGTGACAGCAGGAGCATGACCAGCATATTTAGAAAATCGTTCAGCTGATGGGCCACGGGTAGTGGTTAACTGAACTTCATGCGCGCATTCGTGCCAATTGATACCAGCTGCTTTAGCGAGGTCTGATAACTCATCGGCACCCGAATCCAGAATGGCAAAGGGATCAGAATTGAACTTATGTTGAAAAAAATCCGTTAATTTCATATTTTCCGCCTGAAAAATAACCCTGCGCAGTTGCACAGAGTGGGCGAAACGTACTAAAATCAACTTGAGTTGGAGTTGATCTACTTTTTAGTACAATTTCTCCCGAAAAACCCCGGACGCCACATCCGGGGTTTTTTATTGTCCAAATCCAAAAAAGTATAAAAAACATACAATTTTGGGGATGTGTGGTTCCCGGTCAAACGCTACTACGCCACATAATAGCGAATGATCAGTTAACTAAGCAAACACTGCTTAGTATTATTAATTATTTCGATTTTATTGTGTGAGATTTAGCCACAAAAATCACAGAGTGGATCGAAATAATGTCGTCAAGATCGCTTATCAATCTTTGGTTTCTGTCCGTTGGTGAGTCAAAAAAGTACTGCCCTGAACGCATACTGGCCAGAATTTTGACGCAGGAGCCAGACTTCTCATGAGTCATAACAACGACATCTTCACCGGTTATTAGCTCGCTGTCAGGGTCAACAACCACGACTTCACCCTCGTTATAACCACAACCAGGATCGCCAGATACTTTTAGTCCATAAAGACGCTTATTCGGAACGGTGATATCGACGAACTCGTTATAGCTACCGGAGCGCCCCATTGAATCAATCCATTCGCTGTTGGGACCTGTGAGAGTCGTTCCAACGATAGGAATCCCACGCTGGCCATACGTAACTGTGCCGTTCAGTATCCACTCTATAGGCCGATCCAGCTCTTTTGCTAACTTCATAGCCAGATCCAGCGATGGCATAGCATCAGTGTTTTCAAGGTGAGACATACCTGCGCTGGAAATACCAACGCGTTCGGCCACGGCTCGCATGGAATACTTTCTTTTATCGAGGCTTTTCAGTTCCTCGCGGCGTTCTTTAAGCCATTCACCACGTTTTTTCATAAAAAGCATAATAGATCACTTCTGTACAGCTAGCTATACAACATTAATCACAAATGATCGCTTTATTAGCTTAATACACTGTACATTTATGGTAAGTTTACTTATCATTTTCGCATGAAAACGAAAGATGTCTTGTCGGTTGTTGGTGGAGTAGGGAGGTTGTGCCGCCTCCTTAACTGCACTCGTAGTGCGGTGTATCAATGGGGAGAAGAAGTCCCGGAAAACCGCCAGTACGAGCTGGAAGTTAAGACCAACCGAAAACTGAAATCGGATTACACACTGCACAGAAAGAAGGATGCATCAGAACGTGGAGATAAATAAACGTCCAGTCAGGGACACCATGTCATCTGTAGTTATCAAAGCTACTCTGCAGATGTTGGCCGAAACAGGCTCCAGTGTTGCTGTATTTGCTACAGAAAAGCTGATTCCTGCCCTTGAGATTCAGGGGTTGGTTGATATGGGATCAGAAGGTGTACGTGTTGATGAGTACATGCGCTGGCGTAGCCGTTGCATTAAAAGAGCACAACGAGTCCTGGCAGGAGAAACACCTATGCCTGCGGACTGGATCATCACATGGATGTCTGTTCTCCCGGAACTCTATAAAAATAAATGTTCACAAAAGATAGCAGCAATGCAGGGGCTGCAATGGGTTCGCTTGCCGCGTTATAACCGGATACGCATCGAATCTGTTGATGCGGAAATTGATTCAATCACGATGAAATTTGGAGAAGTTCTGGCCTCATCATCGCCTGCTCATGATGGCGTTTACGACAATACTGATGATAAATCCGCGTTGAAGCAGCTGCAGAATCGGTTAGCAGAAATGGCAGCTTATATAAGGCGAGAAATTATCAATATTGAGATGGCCACCGGCATTTCTCCTGATTATGTGGAAATAGGTGAGAAAAGCCCATTATCGGGAGGCCGTCGTGTTACAGCTTAACTATGTACGGGATTCTATTACTGCAGCGCTTCTGGCGTATTCAAAATCACAACGAAACCAGATTGTGGTAATGAGTGAAATGGCTGGGGCTTCAAGGAAATATCTTGAGACGCCTGTTCGTGAGATTGAAATAAACGGGAAAGTAGTAGTTGTTGATGCGGAACCAGTCAGCTATCACGAAGGTAAAAAATTTAAAACGAGTACGCTGCCTGTTTCTCCAGATATTTTCAGACAGGCTAGCTGGCGACGGGCTATGTATCAGTTACCAGAACAATATATCGCATGGTTAAGTTATTGCTATGGTGATGCACTGTCATTCGACCATCAGACAATATTGAGCGTTCATATCTGGAATGCGTTGCAAGTTTATCAAAAAGAAAACGGCCTTCCGAAAATGAATAGCACTACCACAAAGAAATTAAAGATTCTGGCATGGCTGGCAATACAGGAAACAAAAAATTTTGTTAATCGTGGAGAGTATAAGTATTCGCAGGAAGAGTTAAGTAGATTTTGTGGTATCAGTTATGACGGCTGGCGCCAGAATCATAAAGAGCGCTGGGAGGTTTTGTTATCAAGCTGTATTCAGCTTGATCGTGAGGCTTTGATTCATGTCGATCAATTTCGGAAAAAAGCAGGTTGCCACAGGTGGTGATATTCCACCATGTTTGTGTAAGCAGACAATGCACAGGCAAGCGACTAAGCCAAAGCTAGTTCATTCAGATAAACGAAATCAATACATAATGTTCTGCCCTTCATGCGGATTCAGAACACACCCTGACTGGTGCAAGAATGCTGTTATAGCTGAATGGTGTGGAGCTAATAAGGCAGGTAACATACATATTCAGGAGCTATGGCTAAAACGGTATAACGAACAGCAGAAAGAAAGTATTGCAACTAAAAAACATGTCTTTTGATAGTTGGGACCACGGTCCCAATAAACAGGAGCAGAATATGACCGAGCATTTGTTTGGCACAAATAAAAATTATTTTGATTCAGGTGACTTTTCACATCGTTATTTCTATCAACTACGGGGATGTGTTCCCCCACCGTTGAGGAAGAGAAAAGAAGTCGAAGTATTAAAACCAGTAAACAATACGCCTCGCCAAAAGAGTATTCGGGAATTAGCAATGGATAAGGCAAGAGCTAAGGCAAATCGTCGCTACAGAGGATAAAAAATGAAAAATTTTCGTACCGCATTCCCTTATGTCACGGAGATCACTGTCCCGGATGATATTAATGAGCTACTGGATAAATATAGTTTTGATGGCCTGTCAGACAGTGATCGCCGTGGGCATGGATGGGGGCTAATTGGCGATGACAGAATGCTAAGTGTCGACGGTAAGTATCTCTTGCGGTACTGCGCCAGTCAGCGTAAGGCTAACCCACTTGCTGTTCATAAACTGGCAGGAGAACGCCAGCAGAAAGCAATTGATGAAGGTAGGGAAATAACCCCGGCGCTTATGGAAGAGTTTTTATTTCAGGCTGAAAGTGAAGTAATTAAATATGCACCTGTAACTACAGTTTCAGTATTTCTTCTTATATGGCCATCAAAGAGGTTGCTGCTTGCGTCAGGTAGCACTGCTGCAAAATGTGAAGAAGCCTTAAGTATGTTACGAAAAACACTTGGCAGTTTAAGTTCTTATCCGTGGGGATTGTGTTCCACCATTTCTCAGGTTGTTACCGATGTGATGACCACAGATAATAGCGTTTATAAATTGCCAGATAATTTAGTAATTTCCCCATTTGGTAAGACCATATTTACCGGAGAAGACTCATCATTAAAAATTGTTCTTGATGGAGTACAGAATGATACAGATGACGCAAAAAGTATGCTAAATGGCATGATGGCGCGTTCGGTTGAGATGTCATTAATAGATCGTCCTGCGAATGGACAGATTAAAAATATGGCAAATTTTATTCTTCATATGCCTCCGGCTGGTAATGCTCATTTAAAATGTTTTGATTACGATGATGATGTTGAACGTGATGATGGAGTCTCTTCTCTTATCGCTGAAATGCATCTGGTTTCTGCCTATGTAGTTACTATTTTATCGGCAGTGGAAGATTTTACTGGAATGAAATCAACCGGAGCTAATGTTATTCAGGAAGAATAATGTCAATCGGACTTTTTATACAAGGACCAATGGAAGAAAAAGAAGCTGAAGAACTGGCTGAACGATACAGGAAAGCTGGACGCCGGGTTAATGTCACATTTTCGTTTCAGCCTGGTTTAAAGCTGGTTCAGGTTTACTTGCCTGAGTTTAAGCATAGACCAAAGGCATCGAGAATCTATCAACAGAAAATATGGAGATAAGTATGCAAAACATTCAGAAAAGCATTCTGAATATGGTAATGCAAAAATGGCTCAATAGTGACTATTTGATAATCGATACAGAGACTACCGGTCTTGATAACAATGCTGAAGTTATTGAGATTGCAATTATTAATATGCATGGTGATGTTCTTTTGAACTCGCTAATTAAACCTACCTGCTCAATACCAGCAGCAGTTACAAAGATAAATAATATTACTGATGAGATGGTAGCCGATGCGCCGTTATGGCGTGACGTGTTTCCTGTAATATTGAATATCATAGATGGAAAGAAATGGTTAGCATGGAATTCTAAATTTGACGCCAGATTAATTATTCAGACTGGTATTATAACTGGTTATTTTGAAGATCTTCCTGCCAGCAAAATACTGGATATAGCCGCAAAAATTAATGATTCGCAGATTGACGCAAAAGCGGTTTATGACCAGTGGTACGGTGAGTTTGACAGTAAGCGGAATAACTTTAAACGACAGCGTCTGACCACCGCAGCAGAACGTCACAATGTGTCAGTTAACGGCGCGCACAGGGCGTTGGCCGACTGCATGATGGTTCTTGGCGTTTTAAATGCTGTATGCCAGCCCCAGGATAAGGGGGAATGAATGGGAACAAAAACCATTTGGGATGGGAAAGACCTTCCTCCTATCGGCTGTCAGGTACTAATCAACCTGGCTTCTGTTGGTATGCGTCCGTATGAAGTTACTGGCTATGAGGTGAGGCGTTCTGTAGAAGAAACGCAATACCCATCTTGGCTTTATGTGGTGAAAATCAAAGTTAAATCGCCCAATGGAAAGTCAGAAAACGAGCGATTTCTTAATGAAGTTTTCCCACTGGACTGGCGTGAGGATTGACCATCATGAGACTGGAAATGCACACCCTGGACGGATCGGTGATTGTTGAAAGCAATTTGGTAACACAGTTCTATCCAGACTACGAAAGCGGCGGCGAGTTAACAGTCATCAAGACTATTTCAGCCACTGGAGAAACTTTCTCTGTGAAGGTTAAACACTCGTTTCTTCAGGTAACAAGTGCGCTGGCTACAGCTTGGAGCATCGACGAGAAGAAAGCTGAAGGAGCTGCAGCCAGTAAACATCATTTCTTCGCAGAGGATGAAGTCACCAGCATCTGCGGTCGCTGGATGTATTTCGGACACGACCGAGAACCAGACACTTTCGAAAGCCCTGATGACTGTGCTGCGTGTCGTCGGAAACTGAATAAGGAGCAGCCGGCATGACAATCGACAAACAGGCGCTTCGTGAAGAGTTATCGAACCCGGCAATCGGCAGCAAAGACCATTTGCGAAAGTTAGCACTGGCGCTGTTGGATGAGCTGGACAGCGCCGATGGTTACGCCAGCGCATACGAGGCTGAAAAGTGGCATTACCACGGACTGGCGGAGTCTGAGGGTGAGCGGGCAGACAGAGCAGAGAAAGCGCTGGAAGCCGCAGAGCAGGAGCGTGAAAACTGGCGCGTCAGCTTTTATAACGAGCGATTCCGCGCAGATAAGCTGGCAGCAGCGCTAAACGCCGAGCATGAACAGCACGTTATGGCCTCTAGTGCGCTAATTACGCAGCACGTCCGGGCAAACAGGGCTGAGAGTCGCATAGCAGAACTGGAAAGCAATCCAATAGCGACGCTGGATGTGCAAAGCGGGAGGGCTGACGGTAACAAGTTTGCACTGGTCTATTCATCTGCTGCACACAAATTACCTGATGACGTTTACCACCTATGCGTCGCCGCCGCTGGCATCGCTAAGGGGGCGTAAATGGGAGTAGTAGAGGGTTACAGCGCTGACCTGTATTGCGATTGCGATAAATGCCAGAGCGCCAAAAGCGACCATAAAAAATCATTTTTAGAACTGGTTGGAGAAAACAGGTCGGAGATAAATCGAGAGGCAAAATTGTTGGGCTGGACAATAACAAAAGACCGCATGAATTGCTACGCACCAGGACACGCGGCGAAAGGGGGACAATCATGACCACTATTACCAGAGAACAGCAAAAACAGATTTTAATTGATACCGCTAATCACGTAATCAGTCGTGATAACACGTCACCGTATAGCGAAAACCTGCGCGAACTGGCGCGTATCGCGCTGGCATCGCTGGACGCTGATAAACAAGAATTAAAAATCGCTGAGCTTATTAATAAATTCTACGAGCGCTACCCGCTTGCATCATTCAATAAAGATACAGATAGAGCCGAGGCGTTAGGTTATTTCCTGGCTGGCGCTGAATTGCAGTGTTTTGGTGAGTTCATTAAATACGAGGAATTGTTCGGAGATGAATAACAAACTACCAGAGTGGCGCAAGACGCTGAATAAGGCCGTAGAAAACTATCAATCTATGCGGGCTTGGTATGAAGAAAACCCGGATAACCCATCAGCCGAGCAGGATATGGACGCTGCGGAGGGTGATATTGAAAAGTTACTGAAACAATATGGTGTGCTCATCGTATTAAATTTGCTGGATGAGATAGACGAGCTACAGGAACGCCGCAAGGCCGACAGCGATCCAGTAGGGGAGTTCTACGAAGATGGAACGCTAAACTGGTATCAAATATCTGATGGAGACCGAGTTCCAGCCAACAGGCGTATCCCGCTCTATCGCCACGCGCAGCCAGTACCAGAACGCGAACGTATTCGCCGTGAGCACGCCGAGTGGTCAGATGCCACGTTCGGCGATGTCGGTCCGGTTGGCCCACTGAAGCATCTCAGCAAAGAAGCGCTGGAAGCCGCTGAACAGCCTGGCGACCTGTCAGAATGGGCTGATATGCAGTTACTGCTATGGGATGCGCAACGTCGTGCCGGTATCACTGATGAGCAGATTACCCGGGCGATGGTAGAAAAGCTGGCGGTGAACAAGCAGCGCGAATGGCCTGAACCGAAAGACGGCGAGCCGCGGCTGCATATCAAAGAGCAGCCAGTGCCGATAGTACCGGAGAAAATGTCAAAACATGCACTGTTTGAGGTAGCTATCGCCAGGTTCAGTAAGATGAACGAGGGATTCCCGATCAAGCGTTTTAAAGCAGATTGGGTTATTAGTTGGATGCTGGAAAACTTCCCGCCGGTAGCTCAAAAGCAGGGAGATAACTGATGGCAGAAGAGCAAAGGCTAATGCGCATTCTGGCCCAGCGAACCCAACGAGGCTTGAAGACTGGAAGTGACGGATTTACAACCACCACGATGCTGGCGTTTGATATCGGCCTTAACACCAGAACATTGCGTAGAGTATTAGACGCAGCTGTTTGTGCAGGAGCTGCTGAAAGACGAGATAACGGTCCGGGTAAGCCATTTAGCTATCGAATCAGGGTACGGTCATGATTTTGGATCATCGCAGCAATACAGCAAAGGAGCATCGTGATAGCTGGAGAACGGACCCGCGCATGATTGCGGGTTTGTTTGAACTACTGCGGCCCTGTTATATAGACGCCTGCGCCAGCGATGAAAATCATCTCCTGCCAGAATACTTTACTAAACAGGAAAACTGTCTGCAGATGAACTGGAAAATGGAAGCCAAAAAGCGTGGAGTGCTGCCGGCTGTTTATGTTAATCCGCCATTTTCTAAGGAGGATACAACGGTAGCGACTCCCCACAATGGTATGGCTAACTTTTTCAGAAAAGCCAGAGCAGAAGCGGAGCGTGGTGTTTACTCTCAATGGCTGTTTCGTGCTCGCCCCGGAGAAGGCTGGTTTCCGTGGCTTTTGGCCAGCCGTATTTGGTTTATCGTTGGTCGCGTTGGATTTGTCAGTTCTGAAACACTGAAGCTTGATGATCAACAGACAGAGAACCATTGCGTTGCTGAATTTATCCCGGATGAGCTTCCATTTATGGCTACTGGACTGGCGCTGAACCGGGATGACATCATTTCTACTGGGGAGAAAGTTATCACTAAATGCAAATATCCAATAATTACAGCACGATACGCGCAATTAATGAGCTAACGAACATTTTTTAACATAAACCGCTTGGATTATTCCCCCTCCGTTATTACACTGTATAAATAAACAGTATATGCCGGAGGGAGCCTTATGCGCCTGGAGATTCTTTTTGATAGAGAAGCAAAAATTCCAGTAAAAACAATGGATGCGCTATACCATCAGGTTGAGAAGCGCCTTTCCCCTTTATATCCCCGTCTTACATTACGTATCGCAAAAGGCAGCAGCTCCGCCGTACAGGTTTCTGGAGCAAAAACTGACGAAGAACGCGAGAGTGTTATGTCAATTTTACGGGAGATTTGGGAAGACGATAGCTGGCTTCCAGAGTGATTAACATTGATCATCGGGGTTTGGTTGAGGAGGTAAGATGAACGGAAATGAGCTTTGTAGTTCTGATTTATTAGCTGAAAAATTGAAACATTTGTCGTCAATGCTTCAGATAGCCAGGCGAACGCTGGACAGTAACGAAGGATGCATTTACCTGAATGAGGTCAGCGATATGATGGGAGCGGCAGGCATCATGACGCAAGAATGTGAGGTATTGCGGCGGCAGATAGACGCCGAGCTGTACCAGAAAAATAGTAAATATTTTGACTTCTTCAACCAGTCCCAATAGAAAGGTGGGACCGGAGTCCCACCTTTTAGTAGAGCGCTTTTATATCAATTTTTGCCCCACAGGCATCAGCATAGCGGGATAGCGTTTTTATGCTGGCCCCTAGCGGGTTTCGCTCAAGTCTGGATATGGCCGATGGGCGAATATCCAGGCGTTGTGCGACTTCTGTTTTTGTCAGTCCTGCATTTTCCCGCATTTCGTAGAGCATTTCGATAAGAGCAAGCTCACGATCTGCGTCCTGATAACCCCGGACAGCTTCCGGGGTATTCAGCATTTTTTTTCTTAATTCGTCGAGAGATACGCCTTTCATTTAATCATCTCCTTTAGCCGCTTTCTTGCCAGTTCTATGGCTGCTGACGGGGTCTTTTCGGTTTTCTTTATGAACGAGTGCAGGAGGTAGATATTGTGCCCGGCTGCGTAAGCATACAGCGTTCTGGCAATATTTTTATCCCCAACCCTCAGTTCAAAAATCCCTCCTCCTATCACCCGGCTATGTGGCATTTTCAGCTGGCCAGTTTCACTCAGTCTTTCTATTAGTCGAAACATTCGACCTCGCAACTCGTCCGGTAGGTCAGTTAGTTCGGAAACGGCTGCTTCGTGGGTTATCACGTTGAACATAGTATAGCCTCCTGCCTGTGATAATTATACTAAAAAGGAAAAATTAATGTAAAGGTGAATTTTCACTTAAAAGTGAAAAATAAGACTGGATTAGATAGGCACGTGGAGTTAAATTTGTTGTCAACGGCGGGACGCCACCCGCAATAACCGACTGAAAAACAGGAGAATATATGAACTACGCAGGTAGTGAGGAAGTCAGAAAGGACCTGGAAAAACTTACTGAAGCGCTGTACGAAGTATATCGCCAGGCTGCTGAATTTGAGAGCAGGTATAAATGGAATAAAGCCACCCTGGTAGAGCGATTAACTGGCGCCGCAGTTGGAATTGCAAAAGACGAGCTGGCTGATGTGTATAAAAAAATTGTAGCAATTGAGCATCAGTTCCAGGACTAACAAAACGGGCCGGACGCCACCGGCCTTACTAAACGACAGGAGACAGAAAATGAAATTTAAACAAGTACGCGAAGAAATGACAGATGTAGCAGTAAGCATGGAATATGTAATGAGGGGATATTATTGGTTAAGCCTTGACGACCTGGCGGATGCCTGTTGCCGTAGCAAGGTTGAGATCGAATTTATACTGGAACAGATGATCTGTTTCGGGATGGCTCACCGTGATAAGTGGGGGCGGTATTCATTAACCCCGGCCTACAGGAACTATCAAGACGCGGCGTAACAGGAATTGGGACCACGGTCCCAATTTTTTCATTGCAAAAACATCACAAAATATTTATCATTTTTCTAAGTTGGGAGATTTATAACCAACACCCTCAAAACCGCCAAATCTGGCGGTTTTTTTATGCCTTGAAAATGGGCGCTACAGTATGTGCCACCATACTGTAGCTTTCAGCCCATGCCGCCTGACAGGGTGAAACAAGGCCCATTGCTGATTGCGCAACAGCAAGAAGAGCCTATCAAAAAAGGCTGTCAAAAACCATGAAAAACACTGTAAAAATAAACAGTGCAAAACTTGTACATGCAGATTCACTGGAGTTTATAAAAACACTTCCTGAAAACAGCATCGATGCCATTATTACAGACCCACCATATTACCGTGTAAAAAATAACGCCTGGGACAATCAGTGGCCTACTGTGGCTGATTATCTGGCGTGGCTGGATGAGTTTTTCGCGGAGTTCTGGAGAGTGCTAAGGCCAGCTGGATCTTTGTATGTTTTTTGCGGGCCAAAGTTGTCTTCGGACACCGAATTATTGTTACGTGACCGCTTCAACGTGCTGAACCATATCATCTGGGCTAAACCCAGCGGAAAGTGGAAAAGGGCAAGGAAAGAAGATTTAAGGGCATATTTTCCGGCTACCGAACATATTCTTTTTGCCGAACACTATGGTTCTGAAGGATTTGCAAAAGGTCAGTCCGGATATGCGACGAAATGCCAGGAGTTGAAAGGGAAAGTTTTTCAGCCACTGATCGATTATTTCCGTAATGCGCGCCAGCGCCTGGGGATTACCGCAGCAGAAATAAATGCAGCAACAAATACGAAGATGTGTAGCCATTGGTTCAGCGCGAGTCAGTGGCAGCTGCCTAATGAGCGACAGTATCTGACGTTGCAAGCGTTATTTAACAAGAAAGCGGAAGAAGCGGGGGTTAATGGGCTGATTGAACCGCATAAGATTTTACAGGATGAATACAGGGTGTTATCTGCGCACTACAGTGCGTTGGTCATGGAATACGATGGACTGCGCAAACAATATGAAAATTTACGGCGCCCATTCCGCGTGACTAAGGAAGTCCCGTATACGAATGTGTGGACCTATCCACCGGTTCCGTACTATCCAGGCAAACACCCTTGTGAAAAACCGATAGAGATGATGATAGATATCATTTCTGCCAGTACACGTCCCGGCGATGTAGTTGCCGACTTTTTCATGGGATCTGGCTCCACGATAAAAGCAGCGCTGCAACTTGGCCGTCAGGCTATAGGTGTGGAACTGGAAGAGGAACGATTTTTACAGACGGTCTCTGAGATCGAAAATCTATAACCAATAACCCCGCCTGTGCGGGGGTTTTTTATTACCCGCCACGCGGGTGGCGGAGTCATGAACACAGCTATCGAATATGGAAATCCTGATCTCTGGCTGGTTTTACTCATGTTGGCAGCCGGAGCAGTTTCCAGCGCCTTGTTATCCACTAATCCGCTGAATATTCGCCGTCTTATAGGCGACGTTCTGCGCGGAGTAATTGTTGCAATCACTCTTTGGACCTACGGGGCGCTTGGCCATGCCTCAATCCTTCAGGTGATAGTTCTTGCCGGTTTATCCGCAGTGGCGTGGCCGCATACGGTTAACGAAATTACCGGCTTTGCAAAACGAATAATTAGCCGGTTTTTCGGCGGGAGAAATAAATGAATTATGGACTTGTGAGTAAGCGAGATGCTTTGCGGTATGCCGAAGCTGTATGTGATGTTATCGGCCACGGGAAAAATAACGCGGCAGTTGCACTTTGCGTTGAAACCGCAGCAGCAGAGACATTGCTTGGCGATTACAAAGATCCTACACCAACGGGCGCAGGTACGGGGCTGACGCAGGTCGATCTGGGGACATTTGAATGGCTTCGTGATAAGTACAAAAACAGCCGTTACTCCAGCGCACTTCTTAAAGAATTTGGTATCGATTTAAGCAGAACTGTTTATCAGGAGCTAAGAACATCCCCATTGCTCGCAATGTTGTTTTGCCGTCTTCGATACCTTGCCGTTCCTGAGTCCATCCCGGCGACAAGGGTAGAGCGGGCCAGCTACTGGAAGAAGTATTACAACACTTCAGCAGGTAAAGGTACGCCACAGGATTACATCAATAAATGCCAGCGTGCTGGCGTCGATGCGCTTTTTACTTCATAGGGCGCGAGGAGTAGTTATGAACAGCTTAAAACGAATGGCTAAGGCCTGGTTGCTGATGAATACCGTGTTTGCCGTTCTTATCATCGCGACGCAGCCAGCGTTGGCGAGCGATGAATTTAGCGTGGATTCGATTATAAAAGCTCTTCCTGCTGGCTGGGCCAGCGTAGTAACCGGGGTATTCATTGTCCTGTATGCAGTCGCGCAGCTGCGCGCCGTACTGCCTCCATCAGTGACGAATAAAATTCCGGCGGTAATTATGAAAGTCCTCGACTTTGTTGCTGCAAATTATGCTCATGCGCGCAATGCAGATGCGATTAATAAAGCCGCCCATGATGCAGGGAAGGAAAATGGTCTCTCAGACGATGAGTATCGGGTAATGGTGGAAACAGCGAAAAATAAAGGAGAGTTGCGTGGAAGCCGGATTGAGAGTGCTGGCGATTATCCTGGAGATGATCGTCCAGGCAGTAAAAGTACGCAATGAAAATGAGCGGCAGGCGCGGATTGACTATGCGCGTAATAATCCAGCTGATTATCTGCGTCGTTTTGGCCGGGTGCGCGAGGTCAACACCAGTGGTGCCAACACTGAGTCCGGAACCTTGCGTAGCGGAAAAACCGACGATTAATGTTGTCCATATTAACGGGCATTTTGTCATTTCAGACGGCGATATGGGAAAACTAACTGGCTATATTGCTGCATTAGAGGCGGGTTGTACCGCGCCCAGATAGAGGTTTTATGGCGTTTTTTAAAAGAATGTCGACAGAAACAATCCGCCAGAAATTTACGCACTATGGTTTATTCTGGGGATGCGTACCTGTTTACGTAAATATGAGAAATAGTAATTGTCCTGATGTAGTTACCCGAAACTGGATTCCTGACTGGACGCTGGACATTGCTGACTGGATTAGTGCTGCGCCTATTTTCTTAATAACACTAATTAATCCATATTATGAGCCAATGTTTGCAATTAAATTAACAGGTCTGATTGAGGATATGGAGTGAAAATTTATATTGCCGGGCCAATGACAGGCAGAGAGAAATTTAATCGAGATGCTTTCAATAAAGAAGCAGATCGTTTAATGAAACATGGCCACACGGTTCTGAATCCAGCCAGCCTACCAGATGGACTGGCACATCGTGAATATATGGATATTTGCTTTGCTATGCTCCGTTGCGCAGATGCGATCATGATGCTACCTGGCTGGCAGACATCCAGTGGTGCTACGGCTGAGTATCACTACGCGTACAAAATGGAGTTTCCAGTTTATACAACAATGCATTATCCGCCAGTTGTACCTGTCCAATGAATTAACTGGATTCTTATTTTATTTATCACATCCGGCCACATCATATTTATATTTTATATATTGATTTTATTTGGAGAGTATGAACGCGTATTACAACGAATTTGATAAATATCCGTCAGCATGGTTAAACAATCTGATTACAGGTGGATTAATAGCTGCAGGAAATGTTGATGAGCGTTCAATCACCGATGTATTACCAGAAGATGTTATTGATAAAACACAATGCCACTGGTTCGCTGGTATTGGTGTGTGGAGTTATGCCTTACGTTTAGCTGGGTGGCCAGACAGTCGTCAGGTGTGGACTGCTAGTTTGCCATGTCAGCCCTGGAGTTCTGCAGGGAAAGGAGGAAAGTTTGATGACGAACGGCACCTGTGGCCAGTATTTTTCAAGCTCGTCAACGAGTGCCGCCCTCCAGTTATTTTTGGTGAGCAGGTTTCGAGCAAGGACGGACTTGAGTGGTTCGCCACTGTACAAGCTGATTTGGAAAATGCGGGATATGCCGTCGCAGCGTTTGATACATGCGCAGCGGGCGTCGGTGCTCCGCATATCAGGCAACGACTTTATTGGATGGCCTACGACCACAGCAAGCAATACAAAGACTGCGATCAAGGACGTAAAGAAAATCATGGCCAGAAAAGCTGCCGGGCGCCAATCGAATTTGCAGGACGTCGCCGTTCTGGCCGGATGGAATACTCCGGCAGCCAGCGACAGCAAAGGTGGATACATAGGCGGAAGAATAAGGAATGGGAAGCTGTCAACAGATCGACTGGATGTCACATCACAACTGGCGGGTTGGCCTGCAACGATGACAAGCAACGACCGTACAGCTTCGTTACAGGTGGCCCTGGAAACTTACAGAGCGAATGGAACGAAGATGCAGAAGCGTCTTCAGGATATAGCCGCGCTTTGTGGTCCATGCCGTTTGACCTCTTCTGGCGAGATGCTGACTGGCTCTTCTGCCAGGATGGAAAGTGGAGGCCAGTTGAACCCGAATCATTCCCGTTGGCTGATGGGATTGCCAATAGAGTGGGAAAACTGCGCGCCTACGGGAACGCGATAGTCGCGCCACTGGCAGCAGCGTTTATTGCATCAGCGATGGAAGCCATTCACGACTTTGAAAACAGTAGATAATAGAAATGGGACCACGGTCCCATTTAAATACAGACAGTAAGGGGTGTGTATTTATGCCAGCGCGAGCTAAACGTCCATGTCGGCACAAAGGATGCGCGGCAATCACCAACGATGCCAGCGGGTATTGCGATCAACATCGTCAGCAACACGCCGGTGATGGTTGGCGCAATTATCAGGCGGGGAAGAGCAGGCAGGAGCGAGGATATGGTCGCCCGTGGGAAATTATCCGGAAACGTGTTCTCCAGCGCGATAAATATCTCTGTCAGAACCATCGTCGGCAGAACATTGCGAAGAAAGCTACCAGTGTTGACCACATCATACCTAAAGCTCATGGTGGCACTGATGATGATTCCAATCTGGAATCGTTATGCTGGGAATGCCATCGGGCCAAGACAGCCAGAGAGAGACTGAACTGATGGCGTATATCTACTGCACATATTGTGGTTCAAAACTGCATTCAGTCGCTAACTGCCCGAAAACGTGGGGTGGTTCATCCCGCCGCGCTATCTCCAGCATGGGGTAGGGGGGATCAAATCCCTTCCCCCTTTCGCGCTTCAGGACTGCCGCTCTAGGTAGATTTTTGCGCGTGAGAAATAAGAAATTTTTTTTTGAGCATATTTAGAGGTGTTTCGACATGGGATCAGGAGTGAGAGCACCTGGTGGCGGTCGTAAGTCGAATAACACAGGAACGCAGGTTAGTTCTCTTACAAGAGCCGTTTCCCCGCCGGATGAGCTTCTTGGTGAAATGGCTGTTGATGCCTGGCGACGAACGTGCAAAATCCTGATCAACAGGGGTACGTTCGAGATGGAAGATTGTTATTTGCTGATGGAATACTGCAATACAGTGCAGCTTCTGTACGACGCGAATCAGGAAATTAAAAACGATGGTCTTGGCGACGATACTGCTGCAGGAGGACAAAAACTGGGTGCGGCGGTTAAGGCCAGGAGCAAATATATCAGCGAACTTATTCGTCTCAGTGTTGTGTTGAAACTGGACCCCAACAGCCGCGTCAGGAAAAAGCAGCCAGGAGATAACACCAACTCAGAAAACGAATTCGAAGAATTTTAATTGGGACCGTGGTCCCATTTTTTATGGATGGAAACATGGCGGCATATCCGAACGTCAATCTGGCGAACGCTTATGTACGCGATGTATTGAGCGGGAAAATCGTGGCATGTCGGTTTATCAAGCTGGCGTGCCAGCGCCACTTTGATGACATTAAAAAATCGCTTGATAAAAATTATCCCTATCGGTTCGACAGGGATTTGGCTGAACGGGCCTGCAGGTTTGTTCAGTTGTTGCCCCACTCCAGCGGGGAATTGGCCGGGCAGAAGTTAAAACTGGAACCGTGGCAGTCCTTTGCTTTCTGCTCAATATTTGGCTGGGTCACGAAAAAAGATAAAAAACGCCGATTTCGCGAAGCCTACATTCGGGTAGCCAGGAAGAATGGTAAATCGTTCTTCGCTGCCGGTATTGGCACCTACATGTTTTGCGCTGATGGTGAAAACAGCGCGGAAGTCTATTGTGGTGCTACAACAATGGCACAGGCGAAAAAGGTATTCACCCCAGCCAGACAGATGGCAGACCGGCTGCCTTCTCTGAGGGCTAAATTTGATATTTCGGTTTGGGTGGACAGCCTGACCCGTCCTGATGGTTCTGTATTTGCACCGATGGCCGGGAAACCCGGCGATGGTGATAGCCCTCATTGCGCAATTATCGATGAGTACCATGAACATGATACCGATCATATGTACGAAGCAATGACGCTGGGTATGGGCGCGCGCTCACAGCCACTGACGCTAATTATAACAACAGCGGGCGTTTCGCTGGAATCTCCTTGCTATGACAAGGATAAAGAGGTTAAGGAAGCTCTGAGTGGTATCGTTCAGAACGAACGTCTGTTTGGACTGATTTATGAGCTGGATGAAGGTGATGACTGGACTGACCCGAAAAATCTGATTAAAGCGAACCCAAATCTGGATGTTTCTGTTAAGTACAGTGATCTCGTTGAACAACTGGAAATTGCAAAACAGGTTCCCCGTAAGGTTAATGCCTTTAAAACCAAGCGCCTCAATATCTGGGTATCCGGTAAATCTGCATTTTTTAATATGGAGCACTGGAAAGCGGCAGAAGATAAAGATCTGCAGCTTGAAGACTTTAACGGCGACACCTGTAATCTTGGCCTGGATCTGGCACAAAAACTTGATATGAATGCCGCAGTGCGATTGTTTTCGCGAGAAATTGATGGGAAACGGCATTATTACTGCATAAAACCGAAATTTCTGGTTCCTGAAGATACTGTCAATAGTACCGATCCTAAGCTGCTTAAAACGGCAGACAGATATCGTAAATTTGTTGATATGGGGGAGCTGGAGGCGACCGATGGCGCTGAAGCAGATTACCGGGAAATTCTGGCCAGCATTATCGATATGCGGAGTGTTACCCGTATTGATGAAATAGATATCGACCCGGCAGGCGCGACGGCGCTGCGTCACCTGTTAGAGGATGAGGGTTTCACCTGCGTCGAGATAACCCAGAACTGCACCAACATGTCACCGGCAATGAAAGAGCTTGAAGCCGCTCTCGCCGGTGGACGATTCCATCATGATGGCAACCGTATTCTGACCTGGTGTATCAGCAATGTTATCGGGAAATTTATACCCGGTAGCGATGATATTGTTCGCCCGACAAAGGGAGACAAACAAAGCAAAATCGATGGAGCCACGGCGTTATTTAACGCTATGAGTCGTGCAATGCTGAACGAAAGCAGCGGTGGAAAATCGGTATACGATGAGGAAGACGTAGCGTGTTAATCACATTTATTTGTTTTATCGTTGGCCTCGCCGGGGCTGTATTAATTTCAGGTGGAGCATGGCTTATATCGCCTGCTGCAGGGCTAATTACAGGCGGGCTTATTTGTCTGGTCTGGTCGTTTTTATTGGCCCGTTCGGTATCTGTCGGCATACAAAAATCGGGGGGTGAATAATGTTCATTCCCCAGATGTTCCGGGGTAAATCACGATCGGGTGGCGGTTTTTGGGAAGCGATGCTGGGAGGGGTCAGTTCAAGCCAGAGTAAGGCGGGAATAATTATAACTCCCGAAACAGCGATAGCATTATCGGCTGTCCGGGCGTGTGTTACGCTTCTTGCTGAATCAGTCGCACAACTACCGTGTGAACTGTATCGGCGGCGCGATAATGGAGGCCGGGAACGGGCCACTGACCATCCTGTTTATGATCTGATTCATTCCCAGCCAAATAAGAAAGACACGTCTTTTGAATATTTTGAGCAACAGCAGGGGTTGCTGGGGCTGGAGGGAAATTGCTACTCGATCATCGACAGGGACGGGAAAGGATATCCACGCGAATTGATTCCTGTGAATCCCAAAAAGGTCATTGTCCTGAAAGGGCCGGACGGGATGCCATATTATGAACTACCAGAAATTGGCGAAACATTGCCAATGCGCATGATGCATCATGTGAAGGTATTCTCTCTGGACGGTTATATCGGCAGCTCCCCCATCCAGACGAACGCGGATGTGCTTGGGCTAAACCTTGCCGTGGAAGAACATGCTTCTCAGGTTTTTCGCCGTGGCTGTACGATGAGCGGTGTTATTGAGCGTCCACTAGAAGCTACGCCGATAAAGAGTCAGGAGAAGATTGACCAGCTTCTGGCTAAATGGACTGATCGTTATTCTGGTATGCGTAATGCTTTTTCTGTGGCATTGCTCCAGGAGGGGATGAGCTACAAACAGTTATCTCAGGATAATGAGAAAGCGCAGCTATTACAGTCCCGGCAGTGGGGCGTTGAGGAGGTTTGCCGGTTATATAAAATTCCGCCACATATGGTGCAGATGCTGGCGAAAGCCACGAATAACAACATTGAGCACCAGGGGCTGCAGTTTGTGATGTACACGCTGTTAGCCTGGCTGAAGCGTCATGAAGGCGCATTAATGCGCGATCTGCTTTTACCCAGCGAACGTGGCGAGCTGTATATCGAATTTAATGTATCCGGATTGCTGCGTGGGGATCAGAAATCACGTTATGAATCATATGCGCTTGGGCGCCAGTGGGGCTGGTTATCAGTTAACGATATTCGCCGTATGGAAAACCTGCCTCCGATTCAGGGAGGTGATAAATATCTGACGCCGCTGAATATGGTCGACAGTACGAGTATTCTGCCCGGAAATAACAAGCCAACAGCGCAACAAATGACGGAAATCGAAGCCATTCTGGCAAGAACGTAAAACAAACCTTCATCATTATTACAGGATGACTAATGAAATATATCTTCGCTTTAGGCGTGGACATACTTGTTCTCGTCAGCATTATTATGGGGTTTCACTTCGGTAATGAGTCTCTTCTGAATATTCCTCATTTTATTGGGTGGTTTGTCGGAATTGTCAATTTATTGGCTTATTTGAGTAAGAAATCAAAAGAGGGAATGGCAAAAAAATATCAGCCACAGCCTCTTTTATTTCGCATATATGACGTCCTGACTGACGTTATTTTTGTGAGTTTCTGTGCCTATCAGGGGTGGATGTTTATGGCCGCAGTATATGCTACGGCTGCGTGCCTGAAAGCTGAGTTTAAGCATTCAATGGAAAAGACTTATGCAAAAGTTGATTAACCTGCCTCATCTGGCAGATCAGGTATTTGGCGTGCCACATTATGCTACGCGCCAGACAATGGACTCGGTTAAAGCGGTGCTTATCCCCCGGATTCAGGGTGCTGTTACCGATTCCGGGATTGCTATGGCACTGACTCCGGATAACCACCCTGAGCCAGCAATGGAGCAGCCAGCAGGTAGTGTTGCTGTCATCCCCGTTCATGGGATTCTGGTTCCACGCCGTGGGCAGATCGTGGCGATGTGTACGGAGCTGACGAGCTATGAACGAATCCGTAGCCAGCTTTATATAGCGTTGAATGATCCCGCAGTTAGTGAAATTGTTCTTGATATAAATTCAGGAGGCGGAGCTGCTGTAGGGTGTAAAGAACTGGCTGACTATATATTTCAGTCACGTGATATAAAACCAATTACAGCGATCGTGAATTACAGCGCGTATTCAGCTGCATATTTTATTGCGTCAGCCTGCAGCAAAATTATCGTTAGTAAAACAAGCGGAGTGGGTTCAATCGGCGTTATTTTTGAGCATATGGAAGCATCGAAATTGGAAGAAAGCGTCGGGCTGAAATTCACCACTATTTATCGTGGTGATAATAAAAATAATGGTACGCCACATGAGCCGCTGAGTGAGCAGGCACATTTGATGTTCCAGGGAATGATCGATGATATGTACGAGATATTTACGGCATCTGTAGCTGAATATCGCGGCATGAATCAGCAGGCTGTAATTGATACCCAGGCAGGACTTTACTTTGGTGCCGGTGCTGTTACTGCCGGTCTGGCTGACGAGGTATCCGATCCGCAGTCTGCTATTAACGCTATTGCAGATAAATACAAAAAACTGCAGCAGACAACGTCAATCAAGCTTCAGGCCGCAGTTATGGACCAGCAAGCAAAAATGTAACCCGGCGCGAACGCGTCATTATCAGAAAGCAGCCTACGGGCTGCTTTTTTTATGCCAAAAAGAGAGAAAAAACATGGATCATATTGAAGAATTACGTCGTGAACGCGCGGGTATTAATCAGCAGGTTCAGGTACTGGCAGCAGTTGAAGCCGGCGGCGGTACGTTGACGGCAGAGCAACTGACGGAGTTCGCCAGCCTGCAGCAGCAGTTTGGTGATATCAGCGCTAAAATTGACCGTCTGGAAGCAGCAGAACGTGCAGCAGCCGTTGTGGCAAAACCAGTTAAAGCGACGCAGCAGGCACCTGCTGTCAGCGTTAAAGCAGAGCCTAAGCAATACACCGGCGCCGGGATGACCCGCCTGGTTATGTCGATTGCGGCTGCACAGGGTAATGTGCAGGACGCTGCAAAATTTGCGGCAGAAGAACTGAATGACCCGTCTGTATCGATGGCTATTAATACGGCGGCGAATTCTGGTGGAGTTCTTATTCCGCAAAACCTCCACAGCGAGGTGATCGAACTACTGCGTGATCGCACCATCGTTCGTAAGCTGGGTGCGCGCTCTATTCCGTTGCCGAACGGCAATATGGCGTTGCCGCGTCTGGCAGGTGGGGCGACGGCGAGCTATACCGGCGAAGGTAAGGATGCCAAAACGTCAGAAGCACGCTTCGACGATGTGAAACTTACCGCGAAAACCATGATTGCGATGGTGCCTATCTCTAACCAGCTGATTGGTCGCGCCGGGTTCAACGTAGAGCAACTGGTATTGCAGGATATTCTGACCGCTATTTCCGTCCGAGAAGACAAGGCCTTTATGCGTGATGATGGCACCGGCGATACCCCAATCGGGATGAAGGCCCGCGCTACAGAATGGAACCGTCTGAAGGAATGGGATTCCACTGCTGAAATTAACCTGAATACGATTGATACGTATCTCGACAGCATCATCCTGATGGCAATGGATGGTAACAGCAACATGATTAGCTGTGGCTGGGGTATGTCCAACCGTACCTACATGAAGCTATTTGGCCTGCGTGATGGTAACGGTAATAAGGTTTACCCGGAAATGGCCCAGGGACTTCTGAAGGGGTATCCAATCCAGAGAACCAGCGCAATTCCTGCAAATCTGGGTACTGGTGGTAAAGAGTCAGAGATTTATTTCGCCGACTTTAACGATGTCGTTATTGGTGAAGATGGCAACATGAAAGTGGCGTTCTCGCAGGAGGCGTCCTATCAGGATGCAGACGGAAATCTGGTCTCCGCTTTCTCCCGTAACCAGTCCCTGATCCGTGTCGTTACAGAGCATGATATCGGCTTCCGTCATCCGGAAGGTATGGTGCTTGGCACTAAGGTTCTGTTCTAACCATTGACGAATATGGCCCGCAAATGCGGGCTTTTTCTTTTTCAGGAGAAAAGTAATGGCAGGTAAGACACCAAAAACCGCAGTTAAAAATGAAGGTACTGCGGATACAGACCAAACCAGTACCTATGAAGATGGGACCGCGGTCCCAACGGAAGTTAACGTAGAACGTAAGGCTGTAACATTTCTGGGACCATATCATCGCTATTCCCGCGGTGATGTAGCCTGTTTCGATGTTCAGTATGCGGAAGCATTGGTTGAGCGACGAATTGCCGTCTGGCCAGAAGATGCGAAAAAAGTATTAAGTCCCCAGTCGGGAGCCAGTGATCATGATACTGACATTGGATGACGTGAAAACCCAGCTCCGTCTGGAGCCGGATTTCACGGAGCATGACGGCATGCTCACTAAAATGGTAGCGGCTGCACAGAAGAGTATTGAGCGTGACTACTACTGCAAACTGGTGGAAAGCGATGACGAACTGCAGGCGCTGCCGGAAGGTGTACGCGGTTTTGTAGCGGATGAGGATATCCAGCTGGCCATGCAGTATCTGGTCGGGGATGCGTATCTGAATGGTTTCACCGGTCAGTGGCTGGAGACGGACGCGGTCCGGCACCTTCTTTTCCCGTTGCAGGAGAATACCGTATGAGTCTGAAACCGGAAGAGATGACCTGCCGTCTTTCGATTGGGTATATACGATCCGGCCGGGGGCCGCTGGGTGAACACCTGCCGGAGCAACTGGTCACGACCGGGAAAGCCTGGGCGAAGCGCGAGCTGGTGTCGGGCAGAAAGGTCCGCACACTGGATCAACAGCAGGTTGTTGAAACGTGTCTTTTTACCACTCATCCGAACCTGAATATTGATATCGACTGGAAAATAACGACGTCTGACCGGGTTTATACCGTTCGTAGCGTCGAACGTCTTGCGGACCGCATCATCATCACAGGGGAGGCAGACGCACGTCATGATCGAGCTGGCATTAAAGGCAGCACTTGAACGCCTGACCGGGATGGATGTTTACCCTCTGCTCCTGCCTGATGAGCTGCAGGAGGGAATTACTTACCAGTGTATCTCCGATCCGGAGCTGTACACCGGACTGTTGCGCACAGGCCTGATTGCGGGCCGCTTCCAGATAGCGATTCATCTGCTTAATGACTACACCCGCCTGTTACAGCTGGATAAGAAAATCAGCGCAGAATGGACCGCTATCGTGCATGGCCAGCTGGAGGGCTTTCCCGTGCAGAATGTGGTCCGGGGTGGAATACAGCAGAGTAAATCGGTACTGACCAGCGGCAATATTCAGTACCGGCTCGTCCGGGATTTCACCTTTCACTACCGGGAGGGAGAGTCATGATCAGAATGGAAGTTACAGGCCTGGATGAGCTGGAACGCCAGCTGATGGCCCTCGGAGAAAAAGTCGGTACAAAAGTCCTTAGAGATGCTGGTCGGGAAGCGCTAAAGGTTGTTGAAGAGGATATGAAACAACATGCTGGCTACGATGAAACATCTACAGCACAGCATATGCGTGACTCTATCAAAATACGCAACTCCAACCGAAAGAGCCGTGGTAGCACAGTAGTAACACTGCGGGTCGGTCCCAGCAAACAACATTATATGAAGGCATTAGCGCAGGAGTTCGGAACGGTTAAACAGGTGGCAGAACCGTTTATCAGACCAGCGCTGGACTATAACGTCCAGACAGTGCTGCGTGTATTAGCTGTGGAAATCAGAAACAGCATTCAAAACAGGTAGCGACCGCTGCCAATATACAAAGAGAGAAAATTATGGCTGATCAAAAAACATCGCCAGAATATGCGATGCTGCCTGCCGGAACGATAGTCAAGTACGGCGAGGTTGGTGACGCTGAAGCGGCACTGAAACCTCTGGTTAACTGTAAAGCGCTTGGAGCGACCGGTCAGACAGGGGGCTTTGTCGATTGCACCACGCTTCTTGATACAAGTAAGCAATCTATTTCCGATTTGCCGGAAGGGCCGGAAAAATCGCTGGGATTTATTGACGATCCGACGAACAGTGATTTTGCAGCTTTCCTGAATGCAGCGGAGCAGCGTAAAACTGTCCAGTTTTATATCGAACTGCCTAATGGGCGGACAGCATCAATGATTCTGGCTTTGGCTGGCTGGCAGGTTAACGAAATCACCGCCCCGGCCAGCGAGGTTATTCAGATTACCGTCCAGGGTAAGCAGAATAATATTAAGTGGGGAACAAAATCCGCAGCCCCGTCCGCACCAGGGAGTTAATTACTTATTCCCTGACTATATTGCCGCCTGTTTATGGCGGCTTTTTTATTTTCGTTATACAGGATGAAATATGTCTGAATTTAACCTTTCAAAACTGAAAACAGCGCTGCTTAAAACCAAACCTGAGCCGATTGAAACAGAAATTTTTGGCACAAAAGTTTATCTACGCCGACTTACTGCAGCTGAACTGATTGATCATGAGGATGCGCTGATTGAGGCCCAGACAGAAGGAAATTCCCGCAAGGCGTCCGAGCTGAGTGTGCAGATCATTGTCGATAGCCTGGTAACACCAGATGGTATGCCAATTAAAGACAGCGATAAACCTACAGTACAGGAACTGCTGGCAGCACACGACAACGTGGAGCTTCTGGACGCTATCGATAAGGTAAAAAAACACTCCATCGGTAAGCTGGAAACTGCCGAAAAAAACTGAGTGACTCGCCCTGGCTTGAGCTGATTTTCTGGCTGGCCGATCGCTGGGGCGAGCCTGACCCGGCAAAGATTGCCGCACTGCCGGCAGACACACTTTTCCACTGGCGCGCTTTCTTCCTGAAACAGGGCATTTTTCAACGGCCCGAAGCAGAAGATATCAGCGCTGCGCCATCTGTTGAACCATCTCCCGCAACGGTTAATCAGAGTATTGATGATCAGTGTGCGGCTGTTATGAGGGCATTAATGTAATGGGTGACGTTGCCGCTCTTGCCGTCGGGCTGCATCTCAATGCAGCTAATTTTAAATCACAGCTGATGAGCGCCTACGGTGACGCCGACAACCAGTCACGCCGTTTTAACCGTAATGCCCAGGCTGATGCTAAAAAAACAGAGGATGCATACCGGCGTGTTTCGGAGTCAGTAACCGGGCTTGCTGGCAGGCTGGCAGGATTTGCCGGAGCTGGTTTATCGCTGGGTGCCATTATTAACACCACGCGGCAGTACAGCCAGTCGTTATCGGATTTGCAGGCCATCACCGGTGCCACCAGTGCGCAGATGAAACTGTACGATCAGGCGGCACAGGAAATGGGCCGCACGACTGAATACAGCGCATCGCAGGCGGCTGAGGCTATCAAACTGATGGCCTCGGCTAAACCAGAGCTTCTGAGTACATCTGAAGGGCTTTCTGCTGCTACCAAAAGCGCCCTGACGCTGGCGCAGGCGGCTGGGACCACGCTTCCTGATGCCACCCGAACGCTGGCGCTGTCGTTGAACCAGTTTGGTGCCGGTGCGGAACAGGCTGATCGCTATATTAACGTACTGGCCGCAGGGGCTAAGTTCGGCTCGTCTGAAATAGTGGATACCGCCGCTGCCATTAAAAATGGTGGCGTGGCGGCAGCACAGGCAGGTGTAGGGTTCGAGCAGCTTAATGCGGCGATTCAAGTACTTGCTGCGCGAGAAATTAAAGGTGGCGAAGCAGGGACAGCTTTACGTAACGTCATCCTCAACCTTGAAAAAGGGGCTGACAAAAGCCTGAAACCGTCTGTCGTTGGGTTAAGCCGGGCGCTGGCTAATCTTGCAGGAAAAAACCTGTCGACAGCCCAGGCGGTTAAACTTTTTGGTGTGGAAAACATCACTGCGGCATCGATACTGGTTGATAACCGGAGCAAACTGGATGAACTTACCACTGCGCTGACAGGAACGCAGACGGCACATGAGCAGGCTGCCATCAGGGTTAATAACCTGAACGGTGATCTCATGGGGCTAACCTCCGCGTTTGAAGGATTAATTCTGAAGGTTGGGCAGAGCGGAGATGGCCCGCTGCGAAGTGGTGTTCAGACCATTACAGAAGCGCTGAACGGGCTGGCGGATAATTTTAATACGGTCGCCAACGTAGCGCTGTATACGTTGATTCCTGTTATAGCTACAAAATTGACTGCAGGAGTTCGCGGGAATATTAGTGCCTGGCGTGAAAATCAGGTGGCAGTGAAGGCCGCCGCACAGGCACAGGCAGATATAGCTCGGAAAACTCTGGAGAGCACATCTGCAATTCTGGCGCAGAATAATGCTGAATTTGGCCATTATCGTGAGATGGAAAAAACGGCCAAATTATATGGTTTGAATGTCAGTTACCAGAGTGATTTTAACCGCCTGATCAGGCAGGAAACTGAGCAGACATTACTGGCCACGCAGGCAAAATATCAGCTAAATATAGCCAATAAACAGTTGTCTATATCAGCGCGCGCTGCTTCAGTTGCTATTGGGTTGGCCAAAGGAGCGCTGGCATTGGTTGGCGGCCCGTTTGGTGCAGCCATGCTGGCAGGGTCAGCGTTGTTATATTTTCATCAAAAGGCCAAAGATGCGCGGCAGTCGGCAATAAACCTGAAAGATGCTGTTGTTGAAACCAATGAAGAACTAAAAAAATTATCGCTTAACCAGCTCAACGTAAAACAGCTGGATATTGATGAACAGTTTGAGAATCAGGTTATTCAGCGAAATAAACTGATTAAACAGATTCAGGATGCGGACAGCCGTATTGATGGATTGAGCGGATTCGATCCTTTCGGACAGCTTAAAGGCGTACAGAACGATAAAACCCGCTACAAAGGGGATCTTGATGCCGTTGAGCAGGGGTTAAAACTCCTCAAAGAACGAAAAAAAGTTATCAAAGAGGCGATAGAACAGGCTAAATCAGGGAAGACCGGCCCCACGCCTAAGCCGAATAAACCCGGAAAAAATGATACAGGACGTGACAAACCTAATACCACCTGGAGTGGAGAAGGCGGGGATACTGATAAGGAGAAAAAGGCAAAGGTTAGCCAGTATGAAAAACTGCGGCGTGAAATCGAGGCGGTACATGCCTCAAGTCTGGGACGAATCAACCAGCAGGAGCAGGAAAGCGCCAGAAAACTCCTTGAAGCCGCTCGCGCTGACGGAGCCAGTGAGGCAGATATTCAGAAGACGCTGCTGCTGAATGCGGAAAACTACCAGAAACAACGTCTCGAGCTGGCGGAGCAGTATGCGCCAGCCAGAGCTTCTCTGACGAAAGAGCGCGAAGCAAGTCAGGAGCTGAAGTCACTCCTGGATGCCCGTCTTCTGGATGAAAAGGAGTATCAGGCTGCCAGGGTTTCGCTGACTCAAAACACTGCCCGCGAACTGTTACAGGCACAGGCAGCGGCAATGTCTGCCCCTCTGATTGATATCGCCGGGACGGTTGACCCGCTGGCAGAATTGCGCAATCAACTGGCCGAGCGTCAGTCTTTGCTGCAGGCATATTATCAGAACGATGCGATCAACAAAGAGCAGTACGAACTGCTGAAGCAAAAAGCCGCTAAGGATTCTGCTGATTCACAATATCAGACGGCTGTAGAACTGTATCGTTCGCAAGGTGATCTCAATAATCTGAGTATTGGTCTGTTTGAGACTGCGCAGGAACGAACCAGTAATATGCTAACCGGGTTACTGATGAATACGCAGTCGTTCCGGGATGGCATGGTTAGTATGTTTGCATCACTGGCGCAGTCAGTTATTAAAAACCTGACTGATATGGCCGCACAGGCGCTGCTGACTAATACAATCCTGAAATCCATCATGGGAATTGGATCAGGAATATCAGGCGGTTTAGGTGAAAGTACCGGCACGGCCATAAGTAGTTTTGCCAGCAGCTTTGAATTTAACGCCAATGGTGGTGTTTACGATTCCCCGTCGCTGAGTTCGTTTAGTAACGGTATTTATAATACCCCTACGTTGTTTGCCTTTGCGAAAGGTGCCGGGGTATTTGGGGAGGCTGGCCCGGAGGCAATTATGCCGTTATCCAGAACGGCGGATGGCGTACTTGGTGTCAGAGCGTTGCGAGATGCTGATGCCAGCAGTCGTGATGGCCGCGCCAGTCAAATGGTGTATTCCCCCGTTTATAATATTGCTATCCAGAATGATGGGAAAAACGGAGAAATCGGTCCACAGGCTGCCAGAAACCTTATCCAGATGATCGATTCACGGGTACAGATAACAATGCAGTCCATGCGTCGTGATGGCGGAATGCTGAGCGGGTGATCAATGAAAACATTTTACTGGATACCACGAGAGGGGATGCAATCATCAGTTACGCCCGCGGTACAGACTGTCAAATTCGGGGATGGCTATGAACAACGAAGGCCTGCCGGACTCAATTTCATATTAAAAAATTTTAAACCTGTGTTCAGAGTTACGTCGGAGGAAGAGCGTCAGGCGCTGGAAGATTTTCTTTTTGATCACGCTGGCGTTAAGGCATTTTTATGGCGCCCACCAAAACATAATCGGACAATCAAAATCGTCTGCAGGGAATGGTCTGTTACGGATTATGCCTGTTATACAGATTTTAATTGTACGTTTGAGCAGGTTGTTATTTAGGAGCACAGTATGCAGGATATTCCGCAGTCGACACTGACTGAAACTACCCGGACAGAACAATCTGCAAAGGTAGTTTTATGGGAAATAGATCTGACAGGCATTGGTGGCGATCGTTATTTTTTCTGTAACGAGGCGAATGAAAAGGGAGAGGCAGTTACCTGGCAGGGACGGAAGTATGATGCTTATCCAATAGAGGGTAGCGGATTTGAAATGAACGGCAAAGGCGCAGCTGCACGCCCGTCACTCAAGGTCTCTAATCTTTACGGTATGGTGACCGGTATGGTGGAGGATTTGCAAAGCCTGGCCGGGGCGACGGTAATACGCCGGAAGGTATACGCGAGGTTTCTCGATGCCGTGAATTTCCACAGTGGCAATCAGGAGGCCGACCCGGAGCAGGAATCTGTCAGTCGCTGGGTAATTGAGCAGTGTAGTGAACTAACATCGGTTAGTGCGACATTTGTCCTGGCAACGCCGACTGAAACTGATGGCAGCGTTTTTCCTGGGCGTATCATGCTGGCCAACACATGTACATGGATTTACCGTTCTGATGAGTGCGGTTATGCTGGCCCAGCAGTAGCTGACGAGTTTGACCAGCCGACAGCAGATCCCGCAAAGGATGCCTGCAGTCGCTGTGAACGTGGTTGTTCATTGCGAAATAATACAGAAAACTTTGGAGGTTTCCTGTCTATTAACCGTTTGTCATAGTGCAATTCCGTTTCGTATTCCGTCAGTGTGTTGACTATACGCTGTTATTACAACCTATTTTTATGTTAATCTGCGGAAAACATAAAAATCGGATGGGAATATGAAAAGAAATTCAATAATTATTGTGGTTATATTTATTATAGCCGTAGCATCACCTTTTTTACTTACCTCTAAAGGCGATGCAGAAAAGGCCGCATTAATAAGCCTTTGCAGTGACATGACAAAAGGCATGATGAAATCACCAGGTAGTTATATAATGGATTTTGCTAAAATTAATGTAAAAGATGGTAATACTGAGGAGGGAGCTAATGGATATAAAAGCGCCAGCGTAAAAAATGCAATTCTTTCTGGTGAAATGCCTTATCGTGTAGCAGATGTTCTGATTAATTATGAATCAAAAAATCCATTTGGAGTAAGTCTGGCTGGCAATGCTTATTGTAGATATTCAATGATTGGTTCTGCTGGTAGTGCAAGTTATAAAATATTGTCTGTTAATATAAATGATATGAATCTATCAGAAATTGACATAATGTCTCTGTCTGACCTTAGAGAATATAAAATAAACGAAAACAGTTATTTTAATAGAATAAAATATCTGCTATATAAAATCAAACAGCTAGTTAATTAAAAATAAAACCGCTTCGGCGGTTTTTTTTATTTCTCGGAGCCAGATATGAATAGTGATGACATTCTGGCGCACGCCCGACGGTGTGCGCCTGCGGAGTCGTGCGGCTTCGTGGTAAGAACACAGACGGGAGAACGGTATCTCCCCTGTGTGAATATTTCTGCCGCGCCGGAGGATTATTTCCGTATGGCGCCGGAGGACTGGCTGAGGGCTGAAACGCAGGGGGATATTGTGGCGCTGGTTCACAGCCATCCTGGCGGCCAGCCGTATCTGAGCGATGTGGACCGCAGGCTGCAGGTTCAAAGCGACCTGCCGTGGTGGCTGGTATGCGCCGGCCAGGTACATAAATTCCGCTGTGTGCCACACCTGACCGGACGACAGTTTAAACATGGGGTTTTTGACTGTTACACGCTGTTCCGTGATGCCTATCATCTGGCGGGGATTGATATGCCGGATTTTCACCGGGACGACGACTGGTGGCGGCATGGTGACAATCTCTATCTGGATAATCTGGAGACGACGGGGTTTTACCGTGTCAGCGCAGCCAGTGCGCAGCCCGGCGACGTGTTGATTTGCTGCTTTGGCTCCTCCGTTCCGAACCACGCAGCGATTTACTGCGGCGACGGAGAGCTGCTGCACCATATTCCTGAACAACTGAGTAAACGTGAGAGGTATACCGACAAATGGCAACGACGCACGCACTCCATCTGGCGACACCGGGCATGGCGCGCATCTGCCTTTACGGGGATCTGCAACGATTTTGCCGCCGCGTCAGCCTGCAGGTAGCCAGTGGTGCTGAAGCTGTCCGGGCACTGGCGGTACAGTTGCCCGGTCTCCGGCAGAAACTGAACGACGGCTGGTATCAGGTACGCATAGCCGGAGACGATGTTACGGCTGATACCCTGACAACCAGCCTGCATGACCCGCTGCCGCCTGGCGCGGTGATTCATATTGTGCCGCGTCTGGCCGGGGCCAAATCTGGCGGGGTGTTTCAGGCGGTGCTTGGTGCGGCGCTGATTGCCGTTGCCTGGTGGAACCCGGCAGGCTGGCTGGGAGCGGCGGCGGTATCCGGCATGTATATGACCGGGGCGTCGATGATTCTGGGCGGTGTGGCGCAGATGCTGGCACCAAAACCCAAAATGTCCGAAATGAGGCAGACCGATAACGGCAGGCAGAACACGTATTTCTCGTCGCTGGATAACATGGTTGCTAACGGTAACACGTTGCCGGTGCTGTACGGCGAGATGCAGGTGGGGTCGCGCGTGATTTCCCAGGAAATCAGTACCGCCGATGAAGGTGATGGCGGTCAGGTTGTGGTGATTGGCCGCTGATAACAGAACAGATTCAGACAGAACCGCCTCCGGGCGGTTTTGTCGTTTTACGGGGTTAATAAATGGGAAAGGGCGGCGGAAAAGGGCACACGCCCCGCGAGGCACCGGATAACCTGAAATCCACGCAGCTGCTGAGTGTCATCGATGCCATCAGCGAGGGACCGATAGAAGGCCCGGTGAACGGTCTGCACAGTGTTCTGGTAAACCAGACGCCGGTGGTGGACCGCGACGGTAACACGAATATCCACGGCGTGAAGGTGGTATACCGCGTCGGTGAGCAGGAACAGACCCCGCTGGAGGGATTTGAATCGTCCGGCGCCGAGACGGTGCTCGGCGTGCAGGTTAAACACGATAATCCGGTGACCAGGACCATCACGGCTGCAAATATTGACCGCCTGCGTTTTACGTTCGGCGTGCAGTCACTGGTGGAGGCCAACAGCAAGGGCGACCGCAATCCGACATCGGTCAGGCTGCTGATACAGATCCAGCGTGACGGCGTCTGGGTCACTGAAAAAGATATTACGATTAACGGGAAAACCACCACGCAGTACCTGGCTTCCGTGATGGTGAATAACCTCCCTCCCCGTCCGTTCGGCATCCGGATGTCCCGCGTGACGGCGGACAGCACCAGTGACCAGCTTCAGAACAACACGATCTGGTCGTCGTATACCGAAATTATTGATGTCCGTCAGCGCTATCCCAACACTGCCGTGACTGGCCTGCAGGTGGAGTCTGAGCAGTTCGGCAGCCAGCAGGTGACGAGAAATTACCATCTGCGCGGGCGGATTATTCAGGTGCCGTCGAATTACGATCCGGTAGCGCGAACCTACAGCGGCATCTGGGACGGCACGCTCAAGCCTGCATACAGCAATAATCCGGCGTGGTGTCTCTGGGATATGCTGACACATCCCCGTTATGGCATGGGACAGCGAATCGGCGCGGCGGACGTGGACCGGTGGGCGCTGTATGCAATAGGCCAGTACTGCGACCAGATGGTCCCTGACGGATTCGGCGGGACAGAGCCGCGTATGACCTTTAATGCGTATCTGGCGCAGCAGCGTAAGGCGTGGGATGTGCTGACCGACTTCTGCTCCGCTATGCGTTGTATGCCGGTGTGGAACGGGCAGAGGCTGACCTTCGTGCAGGACAGTCCCTCGGATACAGTCTGGACCTATACCCGCAGCAATGTGGTAATGCCGGATGAGGGTACACCGTTCCGTTACAGCTTCAGTGCGCGGAAGGACCGCCATAATGCGGTAGAGGTGAACTGGATCGACCCTGATAATGGCTGGCAGACATCCACAGAACTGGTGGAAGACACGGTCGCCATCAGTCACTACGGACGCAATCTGGTAAAAATGGATGCGTTTGGCTGTACCAGTCGCGGGCAGGCGCACCGCGCCGGGCTGTGGCTGATAAAAACGGAGCTGCTGGAAACCCAGACGGTAGATTTTAGTGTGGGGGCGGAGGGGCTGCGCCACGTTCCCGGTGATGTGATTGAGGTTTGCGACGAGGATTATGCCGGGGTCAGCCTGGGCGGGCGGATTCTGTCCGTTGACCGCGCCCGTCGTATTCTGACCCTTGACCGGGAGATTACCCTGCCGTCGTCCGGCACCACGCTGATAAGCCTGGTGGATGGCGAAGGTTTGCCGGTCAGCGTGGACGTGCAGTCTGTTACCGACGGTGTGCAGGTTCAGGTCAGCCGGATACCGGACGGCGTGGCGGAATACAGCGTCTGGGGGCTGAAATTGCCGACGCTGCGCCAGCGTCTCTTCCGGTGCGTGGCTGTCCGGGAAAACGACAACGGAACGTATGCCATCACCGCCGTACAGCATGTGCCGGAAAAAGAATCGATTGTGGACAACGGGGCATCGTTCGACCCGCAGTCCGGAACGATTCACGGCACCGTCCCCCCGGCGATACAGCATCTGACCACGGAAATTCTGGCGGAGGAGGGACAGTATCAGGTACTGGCGCGCTGGGACACACCGCGAGTCGTTAAGGGCGTCTCTTTTTCGCTGCGTCTGAATGTGGCGGCGGAAGACGGCAGTGACCGGCTGGTCAGCAGCGCAGGAACGCCGGATACGCAGTACCGGTTCCGGGGGCTGACGCCGGGGCGCTACACCCTGTCCGTCAGGGCGGTGAACAGCCAGGGACAACAGGGAGACCCGGCCAGCACACAGTTCAGCATCTCCGCGCCGGCGGCACCATCATTTATCGAACTCACCCCTGGCTATTTCCAGATTACAGCCACACCGCGTCAGGCAGTATACGACCCGACGGTGCAGTATGAGTTCTGGTTTTCAGACGCGCGGATTACGGATATCCATCAGGTGGAAAACGCCGCACGATATCTGGGAACAGCGCTGTACTGGATAGCGGCCAGTAGCGGTATCAAACCCGGCAAGGATTATTACTTCTATATCCGGGCTGTGAATCAGGTCGGTAAATCCGCATTCGTGGAGGCGATCGGGCAGGCCAGCAACGATGCCGCAGGCTATCTGGATTTTTTCAAAGGGCAGATAACTGAAAGTCACCTGGGTAAAGAGCTGCTGGAAAAAGTAGATCTGACGGAGGATAACGCCAGCAAACTGCAGCAGTTTTCGAAGGAATGGCAGGACGCTAATAATAAATGGAATGCCATGTGGGGCGTCAAAATAGAGCAGACCAAAGACGGCAAGTATTTTGTGGCCGGACTTGGACTGAGCATGGAAGACACGCCTGACGGGAAGATAAGCCAGTTCCTGGTGGCGGCGGATCGCATTGCTTATATTAACCCGGCAAACGGAAACGAGACGCCCGGATTCGTCATGCAGGGCGACCAGATAATCATGAACGAGGTGTTCCTGAAATACCTGAGTGCGCCGACCATCACCAGTGGCGGGAATCCTCCGGCATTTTCCCTGACACCAGACGGTCGTCTTGCCGCGAAAAATGCGGATATCAGTGGGCATATTAATGCCACGTCGGGGGCGCTGAATAACGTCGTTATTGCTGAAGACTGTACGATTCATGGGACGTTGCGGGCCGAGCGGATTCTCGGCGATATAGTCAAAGCGGTGGGTAAAGAGTTCCCGTATTTCAGGGAGCCGTCCACCGGAGCAAAGCGTTACGCCAGTGGCACACTGACCGTTCAGATAGATGACGACCAGTCATTTGACCGCCAGATTATTATCCCCCCCATCAATTTTCAGGGGAGTTATTACGGACGCAGTGATACGTGGGATACGTGTACGCTGGAAGTGCGCCGCAATGGCGCGCTGATTTACAGCGGAACGAGCAGCAGCGTTCCTGAATCATACGGTGCCACGCTGGATATGCCTGCCGGAGGCGGCATCGTCACACTGACATTTAGTGTCAGTACCAGGGGGAACAGCACAGGATGGCCGAATTCCAGAATAAGCGATCTGATTCTGATGGTTGTTAAAAAATCCACTGCAGGGATTCGTATCAGTTAAATCATTAAGAGCCGCGTAGAGCGGCTTTTTTTATGGAGGCAATATGCCAGTACTTATTTCCGGCGTACTGAAAGATGGTACGGGAACGCCGGTACAGAACTGCACCATTCAGCTGAAGGCCTGCCGGACCAGTACGACGGTGGTCGTGAATACGGTGGCATCGGAAAATCCGGATGACGCCGGGCGCTACAGCATGGATGTGGAGCAGGGGCAGTACACTGTCATGCTCCTGGTGGAAGGGTATCCCCCGTCACATGCCGGCGTTATTACGGTCTACGATGATTCAAAACCGGGCACCCTGAATGATTTTCTGGGGGCCATGACGGAAGACGACGTCCGCCCGGAGGCGCTGCGACGTTTTGAGGCGATGGTGGAAGAAGTTGCCCGTCAGGCATCGGAGGCATCGCGGAATGCCACCGCCGCAGGGCAGGCATCTGAACAGGCGCAGACATCAGCAGGTCAGGCAGCGGAAAGCGCCACGACAGCCGGGAGCGCAGCCGGAGCAGCAGAAGCATCAGCCACACAGGCAGCCTCATCCGCAGCGTCTGCGGAGAGCAGCGCAGGTACGGCGACCACAAAAGCCGGGGAGGCATCAGCCAGCGCGGCGTCGGCTGACACGGCCAGAACGGCGGCAGCCGCATCGGCAGCCGCAGCGAAAACATCTGAAGCGAATGCGGATGCCTCCCGTACTGCCGCCGGCGATTCAGCTGCTGCCGCAGCCGCCAGCGCGACGGCAGCGCAGACATCAGCAGAGCGTGCCGGCGCATCCGAAACCGCCGCGAAGACGTCAGAAACGCAGGCCGCCTCCAGTGCCGGTGATGCAGGTGCGTCAGCCACTGCGGCGGCAGCGTCGGAAAAGGCGGCAACCGCATCGGCAGCCGCAGCAAAAATATCTGAGACAAACGCAGCAACGTCAGCAAGTACAGCAGCGGCCAGCGCAACAGCCGCCTCGTCATCAGCATCGGAGGCATCCAGCCACGCCGCCGCATCTGATACCAGCGCATCACTGGCGGCGCAAAGCAGTACTGCTGCCGGAGCAGCAGCCACCAGAGCAGAAGATGCCGCAAAACGGGCAGAAGATATCGCGGACGTGATTTCCCTGGAAGATGCCAGCCTGACGAAAAAAGGTATCGTTAAGTTAAGCAGCGCCACGGACAGTGACAGCGAAGCGCTGGCAGCCACGCCAAAGGCGGTCAAGGATGTCATGAGTGAGGCACAGACCAAAGCGCCGCTGGACAGCCCGGCATTCACTGGAACGCCGACCACACCGACACCGCCAGACGATGCTAAAGGGCTTCAGACAGCAAACGCGGAGTTTGTCCGCAAACTGATTGCCGCGCTGGTTGGTTCCGTACCGGAGTCACTGGACACCCTGCAGGAACTGGCTGACGCGCTGGGTAACGATCCTAATTTTGCTACCACGGTACTGAATAAACTGGCGGGCAAGCAGCCACTGGACGAAACCCTGACGGCGCTGTCAGGAAAGAGCGTGGATGGTCTTATCGAATACGTTGGTTTGCGAGAAACCATAAATCGTGCCGGTGATGCGCTACAAAAATCGCAGAACGGCGCTGATATTCCTGACAAGACTTTGTTTGCACGCCGTATTGCCGCAGCGCTGGCCTACAGCTCAGGGACCAGCATTGGTGGAGACAGCAATCCCTGGACGACAGCCGAGTTTATTACCTGGCTGGAGAATCATGGGGCGTTTAATCATCCCTACTGGATATGTAAAGGGTCGTGGTCTTACGCAGACAATAAGGTCATCACTGACACTGGCTGCGGAAATATCTGTCTCGCTGGCGCTGTTGTGGAGGTTATGGGGAATGGCGGTGCGATTACCATTCGGGTGACAACGCCCACCACAACGTCAGGTGGTGGAGTTGCCAGCGCTCAGTTTATCTATATCAATCACGGTGATGGATATTCACCTGGCTGGCGACGTGATTACAACACCGTGAATAAGCCATCAGCTGGCGAAGTGGGGGCACTTTCAGTTAACGGCGGTCGCATTAACG